TTCGATGTCATATAATTCTAAATCTCCACGTTCAACTTGTTCATCGGTTAATTCTACACCATATAAATCTAAATTTCTTTGACGCTCATTATCACGCTCAACAGTACCATCTTCTATTTCATATTCTTCATACTCAGATTCTGTACCATCATCCATGACTACAACAAATACTTCAGGTTCAGGAGGAGGTGGTGGTATATATATCTCTGGCTCTGGTTCAGGTTCAGGAGGTGGAGGTAATGTTGTTGTAGTAGTTGTTGGCTGTATGTATTTAAAGGATATATCATCTACTAAAGTCCAATCATTTAGTGTCAAAGTAAACTTATCTATAAAAGTATCTAAAGTTGTTCTTATGTTATAAACAATAACTTCATACATTGTTTGAGCTGTTACAAATTGTTGAGCATCAATATTATTTGTTTGAGTTGTTTCATCAGTATGTGTATAAGTTACTTCAGCTTGATTATTCAAAGCTCCAATAGTAAATCCAACTTCATAGATTTCTATTTCAAGTTCTTCTTCATCAACAGTTGTTGTTTCTGGTAAATCAAATTCATAAGACCCAGAATCTCCATGATGTTGTTGGTACTCAATGTTAATACAATAGTCGGTGCAACCATATTGACCAGACCATGTATTGTTATAATCAATATTATTTTCTACTTCGTTACCTTGTATATCTAATTCATCTTGAGGAATAACCATATCAGTTGCCTGTTCATAAGTTTCAGGAACAGTTGTTGTTGTAGTTGTTGTAGTATCTGTAGATTCTTCTTCTACAGGAGGTGGTCCATCAAATGTTTCTACCTCTTCTACTTCTCCCTCTGGGATAGTTGTTGTTGTTGTTGTCGTAGTTGTATTATCTTGTTCGTTAGCTAACGCTGATAGCGGTAGCAAACTTAAAGATACTACTAACCACCATTGCAGCAGCCGTGTCCACAGCATTCCATATAACCTCCTACATTAGAGCGTTGACCAACACCACCAATGCAGAACCTGCAACTAACCAACCGCTTAGTTCTTGTCTTGAAATTTTAGTGTTCACTTTTTCGTGCAGTGAATCTATTCTTTCATTTGTTTTTTCTTGTGTTTCTATAATTATGTTTAAAAGTTCTTTGTTTGTATAGCCGTTTCCATTACTCATACAATCCAATCCCAATCATCTTCTGTATAATTGTCTGGTATTTTTGGACTTGCAAATCTATCTAGCCAAGCTAGAAACTTACTCATAAAATATCCAAAAAGGAAACCGACAATATAATCCATCAAGAGATTATAGCATACGCTTCGGTCGTTTCCTTTTTATACTGTCAAATATCGTACGAATATTTCTATGAAAATTTATACTAGCAGTTGAGTAAGACATATATTTTAGAATATCCTCTGTTGGTTCTATTTCTTTTAAGTCTATAGGTTTATTAAAAAATATTGTGTTACATGGATTACCTTTTACTAAATTAATTGTTGCAGGTTTATTTATATCGTCCTGTACCCATGCAAGATTAATTGGTCTTAACCAAGCATAAGGATAGAAAGAACCTATAACAGCAGAACAATTAGTTTTGTCTACATTGTCTAATGGGTTCATTAAAGACATTTCTAAATCTTTATCATCAGTTACAAATATCATACTTATTGTTTGTTGCAGTACAGCTCTTCCATCATCAGTAGCTCTAACAGATAACATATCACCCATCAATGTGTGCATATCATCAGATGTACTATGAACTTTTTCATCTAACATATAGTTGTAATATGGTCCTTCTTTATTTATACCAAATTCTATTTGTACACTTAATATTCCAGGCAAAGTAAAAAGTCTATTATTTAATCCACCAATAGATGGACAACCATAAACATTGTTATTTATTTTCTTTAACTCTTGTTGTAATGAGGGATGCATAAAATCGTTAGGTATATAAAAATATCCTGCTTTAGTTTTTTTTAATTTAGGATACACCATTACTTAAATCTTTTCTTAGACCAACTTGTATCACGATAATGATTTTGCATAGTAGCATTAAAACCATTTTCAGCTAAAACATCTAGCTCACCATCTTGTAGATACTCTGTCTCCATAGACCAGGACTCTCTTTGAAATGGTATTATCTGTGCTAAAGGTGTCCCTTTAGTTATAATGCCTGTAAAATCTTCTTTTAACCACATAGGAAAATGAAAGTTTAATACTTCTTTATCTGTATCTACTATGGCAGGTATCATTCTAAGAGGTGTATCATGCCAACCAAAAGGTTGTGTAATTAAACAACTGTAACCTTTAGGTGTTTTAATTATTGTATTCCAAATGTAATTAACAACTTGACTATTGTATCCAGTAGGTGGTTCTATTATATTTGTACTTGTGTTGTGTATTGTAAATAACAGCTCATCACTATTCCACTGCAAATCAAATACATTGTCTTTGTTGTGTTGAACAATCATATCTTTACGTAGCTCTACAATATAACCTGCTTTCATAGTATCAATGAAAGGTAAACACTTTTTAAATGTCATGTTCTTTCCTTCATCTGTCATCATAAGTTTTTTATCAGGTGTTCCATCACTCATATAAACAGGTGACATAGAATACCAAGATGGCTTATAGAGATAAGCAGGTTTAGGTGCAGGTTGTATTTTAGAATATCGTTTATTTATAGCTACAAATTTAATCTTTTTGTTTAGCATTACGCTTCCTAAACAGTTTCCTATATCCATTTTTAAATGAACCAAGATTATTTACATAGCCTCTGGCGGAAAGTTCTTCATCCCATTCTTGTAAAACTAAATTATACTCTTCTCTTTTATAAGGAACTATATAACATAATGGTGTGCCTTGTGCAATAAATACATCTTTTACACCATTCTTTAACATAATTTGTGGATTAATTAAATGATATTGGTCAGTGTGTATTATTCCATAAGCCACTTCCCAATCAGGATTGTTGTGCCATAACATTGGTATCTGCATTATTGAGTATCCATCAGGAGTAATACACTCCCAAGTGTTATCTAATTTAAAAACAAAATCAAAATTAGAATCTCCATAATCAAGAAATTGGTCACGACTATGTATTACTATTTCTATTCCAGGTATTCCTGTTTCAAATCTCCAGTCACCATTATCTTTGTTATACATTAATTGTAAATCACATGGTGCAGGTATTACATATCCAGTATTAAAAACATCTACAAAAGATGGGCATAACTTTGCTGTTCTTGTTTCACTGTTAGGACCAGTATGTTTGTAAGGGTCTAATGGATTATGTTCTATATCTGCAGCAGCAGGTGTATTTTTCCATATCTCAGGTATAAAATTTTTAGCAGGTTGTACAGTTACTTCTGAATTAAGTAATCCTTTTATAGGTGTTTGAAACTTTACATCTATCATTTGTTAAATCTTCTATAACCATTTTTAAATTTAGATAATGCTCTATGCATACTGCCTTCTATCTGTGGTTTATACTTATCATAGTTATTATCTATGACTAATTCATAATCTTCTCTTTTAAATGGAACATAATAACATAAAGGTTCACCTGCTTTAATAAGTATTTCTTTCTTGTTACTTGTATAGCAAATTTGTAAATTAACTTCATTTACTACATCTGCTTTTAGAACACCATAAGCTACATGCCAATCAGGATTGTATTCATAAAACAGTGGTAATTGTCTTACACTATAACCTTTAGGAACAATTATTCTGTAAGGATAATTTAATTTAAATATTTGTTTTATTACAGGGTTAGGTAAAAAATTATTAAGCTGTCCTTGTCCATGCATTGATATATCAAAGGCTTCATTAGATGTTTTCCAAGCCCAATCATTTACACCATCACCATCAACACTTAACCATATATCACAAGGTGCAGGTAAAACAAACCCTTCTGTAAATATATCTAAGAAGTTAGGACATAACTTTGCTGTTCTAAAGTTAGGTATTTCTGTGTAATTTGTTTCATACTCTACATCTGAAGGCATATTTTTATACCATTCAGGGATATAATTTTTTGCAGGTTGTGGTTGAAATTCTTTTATGTCTCTGTGTCCAATCACATCAGAAGTAAATATTATTTTCATTCTCCACCTATGTTAGCTAATCGCCTAAATCTTGTCCTTGTAATGCATCTTCATCAGCTTGTGTCCATTGAACAAATTCCCAACCTGTTGTATTGTCTGCTTGATATGCTGTTTCATTCCATCTATGTAGCCATATTTCATCAGCAGGTTTACTTGTAATATAATCAGGTTGTGCTGCTGCATCATTTGGGTCTATGTCTGCTAATGGATGAGGTAATGGAGCTACATATTCGTTCTTTGTATCATCCCAAGTCCAACTATCAAATGGTTTTGGTTCTTGAAATTTATCAAGAGAGCTATCATAAGTTCCACCAATGTGTGCAAAGTTACCTCTTATATTGCTGTTATAAGATGTTTGAACCCATGTGCCTTCTAGTTTTAAAACATTAGCTATATAGTCTAAACCAAGTTGTTCTGTATCTGTACCTGTAGATTCAGGGTCTGTAATATCATTTGAAATAACAATAACTTGTTCTACTGTATTGTCATCTGCTATTTTTGCAAAGTGTGCCATTAGAAAGTAATACTTCCTGTCCCATTAAATTGATATATATTATTGCTACCACTTGTTGATGTTATTGGAGAACCAGTAGTTGCTGCTGCTGTAGCTGTAGTGCTTAGGATAATTGTTCCTGAACCTCCGCCACCACCGTTAAAAGTTTGTCCATGGTTTCCGTGACCTCCGCCACCTCCGCCACCGCCAAGGTTTCCAGAGCCGCCTCCACCGCCGCCGCCTTTACCGCCGCCGCCGCCTCCACCAGAGCCACCGCCACCGCCGTGTTGTTCTCCTCCTGCATAGATACGATAGTAAGCACCGCCACCACCGCCTCCAGCACGAGTTACAGCAGAACCAGTAATTGATGATGAAGCACCTGAGCCACCTGCTCCTCTGTTTTGACCAGAAGCATTGCCACCTGTTGCCCCTGCTCCACCACCACCAGAGTTACCTCCGCTATTTCCTTCAGCAGGAGAGTAACCTCCAGAGTTTCCTGCTTTGCTTGTGCCACCGCCTGAACCTCCTGTAGCATTAGAACCGCCACCACCTGTAGCGTTAATTAAAATATTTCCTGAAGTTGTTTCTGCAATTCGTGAAAACCCACCATTAGCACCAGTTGTTCCGTGACCTGCACCTGAACCACCACTGCCACCTGCACCAATTGTCATTGTGTATTCAACACCTTGTATAAAACCTACTGTCCCTGTTCGGTATCCACCTCCACCACCGCCACTAGCAGTAGAGCCTCCTCCTCCACCACCGCCACCTAAGACAAGAAAATCAACTGAAACTTTACCACCCCAGTTGTTATCTTCTGTTAGGTTAGTGATGTCATCTAATCCGAACACACCTTGAAGTGCAGCAGTATCATCTGCTACATTTCCTATAAATCCATATTTTTTTCTTTCTACCATTTAAAAAAAAACTCCTTGTTTAGACGTCTATTTCAAGAACGCTGAGTGTCATTTCTAAATCTGATGCTGCACCTGCCCAGGACCTAAGTTCATCAGCAGCTTCTAGTACTAGCTTTCCTCCAATAGGATTTATTGCAGTCTTTGCTGGTACTGATAATGCTGAAACTAGAGCTGAGACAACTGAACCATCATTCATGTCAACGTTTAAATCTGCAGCATTTGTACCGTCTACGTTAGCAACTTGACAATGAATAACCACTGCGATTTTGCTAGCTGGACAGGTATAAACTACTGCATCTGCACTATTACCTAGTGCTGTGTTAACTGTTTGAAACGCTTCTGCCATAATTTATCTCCAATATAATTAATTAATTAACTATCTCCCAATACTATAGCACGACTTTGTGTCGCAGTCACGCTTGTTACCGAAAGACTTTCGTAAGTTAATCTGAGGGCTAGGGATATACCTGCTCCTCCTGCTTCATTTAAAGTTAAATCTAAATCTTCATCTAACTTTGTATTTCCTTTAGCCTCTAAGACTAAATCGCCACCTTCTTTAAGCATCATGAGCATACTCATATTATCCTCCTAACGCCAAGACCATACCTAATGTTGTACCTGCACCTGGGTACAATGTAATCTCACCTTGTCCACCCATTCCTGAGTGTCCACCTGTAGAGCAGTAGTAATATAATTTAGAAGTTGCTCCTGCTATACCTAAAGTTTCAGGTGTAATTTCTATTTGATGATAAGCATTAGCACTTCCAGGACTACCACTTGATGTTACATTAGTTGTAAACTCTGAACCTCCACCATGAGTACCATCTCTTGTTACAGAAAATTTAAAGTTATGTCCTGATAAAGATGAGTCTGCTAAATCAAATTTGTATTTAAAACCTAATTGAAGTATAAAATTAGCTGACCTTGTACCTGCACCTGAATCAGTACCTGATAAAAAGTAAAATACATTTTGACTACCTGAGCCATCATCTGCTACTTTTACTGTAATAACAATTGTCTGTGATGCAGTACCTGCGGTGATACCATCTATCTGTGCTTGAATATTAGAACTTGCATTATCTAGATATTGAAACTCTGTATTACTTATGCTTCCATCACCAATAATTGTTGCAGCTATTGCTGAAGGACCAGCATCAATTCTGTCGTGAATATCTTCAAACATTTCTTTTACAACTGCCATACGAACTACAGTTCCATCTGCATGTGTAGGGTCAGAAGTATGTCTAGTTTCTACATCTCTAGTAATTGCAGATAAAGTTGTACCTGATGCACCAGTTACTAATATAACTTCTCTGTTTGATGCACTGTCAGGGTCTAATACTAAATAATATGGTGCTGCTATGTTTGATGTTCCATTTGATGTAGGTGCAGCAGTCAAAGTTGCTGATGAGCTACCTGATGCTAATACACCATTTAATGTTGTTTCAAAAAAGTTTGCAAATTTTACTTCTTGTGCAGTCACTTAAGCTCCAAATTTCATAAATCCTAATGCGTTGATACCAAACACTTCTGCAGAAGTTACATCAGTAACAACATTCTGTCTCGTTCCACGCACTGTAAGTATAGCATATTGAACTACACTTCCTACTTCTGTATTAGATTGTACAGGATAGCTTATACTTTCTACAACACCTCTAATAATTTCATTAGGGTCAAAGATTTCAAGGGTAACAGCATCACCTTCTTTATCTCTTAATGCATTGTACAAAGTATCTCCTAAACCTTTAACTTTAACTGGTTTTCTATTTGGTCTATTTACTCTGTCTGATATATTTATTGGTATTCTTGCTACAACTAATTCTGGTCTTGCTAATGCTCGAAACTGTACAGATTTTACTTTAGGTGTATTAGCAGTATTAGAAGTTTTTAAAGTTATCTTACCTACTAAATATCTTGATACTTTTTCAATCTGAACTTCGTTGTCACCAGTACCTGTAGTTTGTGTTATAACATTATCAAAAGAACTATCTCCTGAGTTGTTTAATGATTCAAACTTTGTAGATACATCTATTTCAACACTTGTACCAGCAGTTAACAATTCTGTTGATACTTCTGCACCAACAAACTGTTTATTTTCTGCTGTAAAGAAATCTACTGCAGGTAACAATAAAAAACCTTCAGATTCAAATACAGATGTTTGTGCAAATAAACCTGAGCCAGAAACTACAAAAGAAAACTTTTCATTTAATTTACATATTCCTGTAACTAATCCACCTGCTGCAGCTTTATAATATCTAGCAATACCAGCAGAAGGTAAATAGTATCTCCATAAAAAACTTGTTGAAGCAGATTCTTTTATACCTGTGTAAACAGAGTCTCTTGTTGCATATATTTTTTTTGGTGAAGCATCTATGTTATCAATATCCCATTCTTTTATTAATTGATTTTCTCCAAGAACATATAAGTCATCTGCTGTTTGTAAATTTGCTCTATATAATCTACCTATTTTTTTTGCTGTAGTTTGGTCTTCTCTAGTTCCATAAAATACAATTCCATTTGATTCTGCAATACAAGTAGGAATTTCATTAGTAATTTCTGTTTGTCCTTTTAGTGTAAAAGAGCCAGATACATCTTTAAAAGAATATATTCTTCCATCTGTGGCTGTAGCTAATACAACAGCACCAGCATCAACTACATCTGTCCAAGTTTCACCAGATGCTAAAGTAACTAATACTGAACTTACAGTTGTAGCACCATCATATTCATAAATGCCTGTACCTGCAGATACTAAAAACTTTCCTTTAACTGACCATATACCATCAAATTGATGTGCTGTTGACTTTTGTGTAGAAGTACCTGAAGAATTTAACGTTTCTATTTCTCCTGCAGAAGAACCGTTATTAGCAACCATATACAATAAATCTCCATGTGCAGCCATACCTTTAATTTGTTGACCACCAGTAATTCCATGAGATTGTGCTGAATAGGTTTCACCACCATCATCTGATTTATATAATGTTGCATCATCTGAAACGTATATAGTAGTTCCTACTTGTGCAAGGTAGTTATCAGCATCACTTGATGAAAGACTTCTTAAATTTGTAGTTGTGTTTAGTAATGATATATTGTAAGAATTACCTAAGTCTTTTCCAAATACATCAACACCTGAACTATCCCAGAATCTTATTGTATCTTTTTCTGTACCGTCTCTTCTATGAGCACTATCTAAATTAGAACCACCACTAAAATCATTTCTTGAAAATACTCTACCTAAGTTTGATGTAAAGTCTTCTGCATTCTGTCTAACATTTACTTGTCCACCTTCAACATCTGAAGATTGAATAGTCATATCTCTTCCAGGTCCTACAGCAGCTCTTAATAACATATCGTCTAGTTTTATGTCATATCCATATCTTTTTGGATTACTTATGTTTATTGTTGTTGCTACTCTAGGCATAAGTAATTTTATTTAAGGCAACTGGTTCTGGATATCTAGCTCTTAAATCTTTCCTTGATTGTTCTATTAAATCACTTTGATATCTTAGTAATGATGTTCTTATGTTAGCTGCAGAGTTTACTGGAAATGTTGATGTAGCTAATTGGTCAGATATATAATCTGCAGTTGCAGTAGGAATATCACGTCCAGCTATAAGTTGTGCTGCTACGCCTGCCATAATTATAGGTTCATATTCATTTTCTAATCCTATTGTTGCTAGAGTATCTGCTTCAGCTGTTGGCTCTATAAATTTCTTTTTAAATGTAACAAAAACTGTATGACCTGATGATACTCCATATACTTGTAAAGCATTTACTTTATTAGGTCCATTATTACTGTATGTTATAGTTTGTGAATTACCATCAGAATCTGTATAAGTAAATGGGTTTGGTAAATCAACAAGCTCAACAGCAACACCTTGATATACAATTCCTGTTTCATCAGAACCTGCAGAAAAATCTGTCATTTGTGATATAGCACTAATCGGTGCTACTAAATAATTATCATTAGTTCCACCTAAAGGAATATACCCAACTTTAGCTGATACTGATTTAGTTTCTACTGCAAATAATGTTGGATATAAATTTTTAATTTGGTCACAAACTGCATCAAAAACATTCTTTCTTGGAAAAGGTGGTGCTATTTTAATAATGTCTCCTGCTGTATGTGCTACTGCAGTAGTTCCTTTTGCACCTCTTTTAACAGTTATAGTATTTGTAACTGAATTTAAATCAGTACATATCATAAGTTCTTGATTTATTTCTACTACTGTACCCTTATCTAATGCGTCCTCTTCTTCAATAGATAACATATCTCCATCGAATACAATACTTGAAATTGAATCATTGACACCTGTAGACAATGTTGTATAACTTACTAAATCGTCCATAGGTTCTAGATACTCTCTAAAGGTTCTATCTACGAGATTACCAATATTAGCCATTGGTTCTCCTAACTATGTCTAAAGTGTAATGTTAAACTTCTATCTGCTGCTTCATTTCCGTCAGATGTAATTCTAATGTAACCATTGCTAGCAAAAGCCCAACCTGATGGGTCAACTCTTAAAATGTCTCCAGCTGAAACTGTATAAGTTACATCAGTTCCATCTGTTTCTTTTACATCAACCCAAGTGCTATTGTCCATTGCGAAGTCAAATGAAATATTAGAACCTGTCATTGCTGCTGGAAATTGTATACCACAAAGTAACATTCCTTCAGTTTGTACTCCAAGAGAGTTGCTGTTATCTGCAGAAATATCTATTAAACATGTTTTTGATTTAATCATATCTTCCTTACTATAGCAGAAGAAAAGGGTGGAGGTGGAGTTCCACCCTAATCTTCAATATTAAATTATGCTACTGCTTGAATTTTGCAGTGATATGAAGGAGGTCCGAACTCGAATCCCATCTCCATATAAATTGCTTTTCCAATTCTAGCGTTTGCATCTTGGTCAATGTCACGTACGAACACAGTTCCATATCCAGGGATATTGGTAAATACTGGTTGTACATAAGCTAAGTCTAAGATGAAAGCAGTTCCTGTTGGTATAATATCAGGGTCAATAACCATCAATCCGATTGAACCGAATGGTGTAATGACTGTATCAATGTCAACTCCTGCAACATTTCTATCTCTAGGAATAATTGCACCTGCTATATCAACTGTACCTTTAACAAGTTCATTGTTAAGGTCTAGTAATTGTTTTGGACTAACAGCAAGAACAGGTTGTGTCATTGGTGCATGGTTGTCATACATTCTCTTTAACGCACCTGAAATGGTGGCGAAAGAGATGACTTGTGCTGAACCAGTTCCGTCACCTGAAGAGTCATTGTAGAAACAGTTACCGCCTAATGGGTTAACTGCTGCTGAGTTGTCTGCGTTCTTGCCTATGGAAATCCATACGTCAAGACCGTACATTTCTCTAGTTCCTGACCCAGGTGTTACGTTAGCACCATCTGAGAAAGAACCATTGAATGCGAACCACTCAACTTCTCTTGCTACTTTTTCCATTGCTTTTTCCATTTGGAAAGCAAATTCGTCTGCCACTGGGCTACCACCAAAGAAAGCCAATTTGTCTGCAGCTGTTGTTGTTCCGTCTCCATCGGAGGTGTTTACAATGTTAGCTGACAAATCAAATGGGTTTTGATTAGCAGTAGATGCCAAAGCGGTATATGTCATTTGTACACCCTTGTGAAAGATTTGTGTTACATAGGTATATGCAGCCCTGTCTCTTCCAAGATATTCTGTAGGTGTTGCACCTTCTTGTCCTTTAGTAGGCTCGGCTGAAATGGTTGCATTATCTTCTACTTGGACTTGCCAATATGTAGAGCTAATACTTTTACCACCATTCAAACCACCAACTGCGGATAGTAAAGGTGTTCTTTGACCACCAACTTTGAACAATTCACCAGCGAAGTTATTAATTGTTTGTGCATAAATACTGTTGTTCGTTAAAGAACCACCTTGTATTGCTGGCATTTTAATCTCCTCTTATAAATTGTTTACTTGTCTTGTTCTTTAAGAGTATCTAACATACGCAATTTTGCATTGATAGAATCTCTTGTACTTGTGTTGGAATCATTAATGAAGTTGTTGAACTCTTGTGATATATCAACAGGCTCAGCATTAACACCAAGTTTATTAAGCTGTTCAACTCTTCCTTGAGCTTCAGTAACATTATCTGCAACTTTGTTTTCAACGATAGGTTCAGCATTAATAGCATCACCAAACTCATTACTAACAAAATCTTTGATATCATTTACATTCATATCTCCATCGTAAAGTTTTGTTACAGCTTTTCCGATACCTTTGTCAGCTTCTAAACCTAATGACTCTAATGCAGTATTCATGGCTTGTGCCTTGAATGCTTTGTTCTCAGCTTTAAGTTTTTTAAACTCATCTCTAAGTTGCTTTATATTGTCATTAGAATCTAAAACTTCTTCAATTTTATCTTCTGTAGCTTGGTCTAATTTATTTTCTTCCATTATTTTCTCCGTTTTCTCTAGCATATAAAGAATCCCATATACATAATCGCTAGGTAATTAAAGGGATTTCACAAGGATTTATGAATATCAAACAACACACCTTGGTTGTGTCATCGCGTTTGCAGCCCTATATTTAGTGTGCCGAATCCTGCCAGGCACTACATCTAGTATAGCAGGTTTACTGTTCTGTCAAGCCAGTTACAGCACCTTGTCTATTTTGTCTAGCACCTGTTGCTGCTGCACTAGCTGATTCTGCTTGTGCTGATAATGAACCTACTTGGTCCATAAAATCAGTATCTGGTGCTGCACCAAACTCTGCAAATTCTAATGCGGAGTATGTTTCATCAGGTCTATTAAATCTTCTTGCTAATCTTGATGCTGTGATTGCTCTAGCAGATGCTGTTTCAAATTCTCCAGCTGCTCTTTGTGCAGTAATACCACCACCAATTAATCTTTGTACTGCATCAAAATCTATATCTTCTCCAGTTACTCTTTCAAAAGTTGCACTTATCTGTGATACATTTAATCTTCTATTTAATATTTGTGCATTTACTTCTGGGTCTATAGCCAAAGCAACAAGTGTTGAAGCTTTTGGTTCTACAAACTCACCAAGTTCTTGTGAGTAATATTGTTGATATTGCCCAAGAATTTGTGATTTTTGGTCATCAGGAACAGCGTCTATTGTTTGTTGTACTGCACTTAATCTCTGTCTCATTTCATCAGGTGAAACATTGTTAGCTAATAGTTTTGGAAATACTGTATTAATATTTTCTTTTGCATAACCACCTAAATTAAATTCATTAAAATGTACAATCACAGCTTCTTTATTTTGCAGATACTGTGCCTCTGTCATTCTTAAAGAACCATCTGTTCTTTGTATACCCTCAAACATTTCATTGTATTCTGGTGCTCTACGCATAGCAGCTAAGGCAAAGGTTTCTTTTCCTGATTGAATATACCCATCAACATAAGCTTTTATAAGTTTTTCACCTCTTTGTGGGTCTAACTTTGTAATGTAAGGTAATAATACTTTTGCTTGTTCTACTGTAAAATTAGCAGAAAAAGAATCTTGTAAAGTACTCTCTGGTTCTGCAGAGGTATTACCTTTAAAATTTGCTCCTCCAGCTGTATAAGATGCTGCTTCTGCTTCAGCAAAGTTTGTTGTATATCCACCATCTCTAATCATTATTTTTGCACGCTCTGAATCTACTTCATAACCTTCAAGAAAATCTTTTCTATATACTTTTACCACTATAAACTCCTAACTACTGGACCACCTAATGACTTATTCATAAGGTCTGCTACGCTATACCCAAAAAATTCATTACCTGTATCATAGGCATTTTGTCTAAAGTTTATAGCTGATGTATTGTAATCATTTTGAAACTGTGATAAAAAGAAATCTGATTCTTCATCTGGTGATTCTCCATAGATTGAAGCATAAAGTTTTATATAAGGTGCTGCTACTTTATTGTAGTTTAAACCTTTTCCTGCAAATCTTTCAAAGTATGGATTGTTGTCAAATAAATTTTGATAGTATGCATTTACGCTTTCTTCTCCTTCAGTTGCAAATAACATAGCACCTTTTCTTTTATCTGCTTCTGATAACCCATTAAATGCACCTGCACCTAAATATGAAATACCTTTTGCATTGTTTTTATTGTTATAAATAAAGTCAGATAAATCTAATCCAGAACTATCTGCAGTCAACTTTGTTTGCTGATTTTTAAACAAATTATAAAATGGACTGTCAACAGCCACTTCATATCCATCAATGTTCTCTACATAACCTAAAAATTTAGGAAGTAGTGCAACAGAAATTTGTCCTTCCACAGCTCTTTGCAATAGCTGCTCATATAGTTCTGGATTGTCTTTTTTGTAGTCACTTGGATTAATACCTAATCTAACAAAAGCTCCATCAAGTTGTGTTGCTCTTGTTTCACGTAAAGCTAATAACTTTTGATTTGGCTTTCCGTTTATTGTGTAACCTTCAGTTCCTAATGCATTTAAATATTGTATTGTTTCTGTTGTATAAGGTGCTTGTATTTCTAATAATCTTGGGTCATCTTCTGATATTGGTGTGCCATTTATAATAAAATCAAATAATAATTCCATACCTGGATAATCTGTATTACCATCTTCATCTACTACTGCATCAAAAAACCAAGGAGCTACATCTTCATAAAGTAGTATTCTGTCATCAAATGTTTCTCCTGGACTCCAGTTGTCTAGATTTGCATACTTACCAGATATATCACCAACCATAAGAACATCTTCACCTAACAATATTCCAGGTGCTGTTGTAACTGCTCTTGGTCCTACTCTTTTATTTCCTGCAATCGTATCGCCAAAACCATAAGGGTTATATTTTTTTCCAGCATTGTATGCTAAGTAAGAAGTTCCTTGTGGTTCATCAAGAGTAGAAGATATATCCCAAAGAAAATAATAAAAGTCTCCATCATAATAAACTTCTTCAGGTGTAGGTTTATTTGAATACGAAAATATACCAGCACTTGCTGTATTTACTTCTGTGTTATCAGAAGTTTTAAAATCTGCTAAAGTATCTACAGTAGGTTCTGCTGTATTTTCAGACATTATCTCCTCATCGCTTCTAATATTGAGTCACTCAATATACCTTTTAGTTTAATCGAAGCTTTCCAAGCTCGTTGTTTTTTTCTAAGTTCAGCTTCTGTAAATACTATTCTTTTATCTTTTGGTATAGGTTTACCATCTACAAGTAATCTACCTGTACCAGGTTCTCTATCTGGTGTATAGAGCCTATCAGGGTCTACAGCATCTGGTGGTATATTTAGTTCATCTATCTTCTCGTATGTGTATTGTCTTGCATAATCAATGAATTGTGGTGTTCTTGGATTAGTAACAAAACTATCCCAAGTAGACCAGTTGTCATATCCATTTGCACTTTGCAAGACAATCAAATATGCTTTAGCTGCTAATGTTGGATTTTCTGATATTAGTTCACTTAGCTTAGGTCCATCAATATCTCGAAACTCAGGGACAAATTTATTATTTATAACTGTAACATCTACAGCACTTGTATCTTTACCCCAAGTTGTTTCATAAATTTGAGCTGGAGAATAAGATTTTTCTTCTCCTATAGCTTTTCCCATGCCTGGACCATCTTTATCAACTTGATTACCTTTCCTCCATTCAGCAGCAGATATAGCAATCATATTGTGTAAAACTTGTAAATCTTCTGATGGGTCTAAATCTAATGGCATACCTGCTTCTTTTAATTCAACTGCTGCAGCTACTATTTCATTTATCCAATCTATCCATGGAATTTGTTCTCCATCCATTATCGACCAGCACTAAATGCAGCAACAAGTCTTGCTGTTCCTTCTTTTCTAGCTTGGTCAACTTGATTTGATTCTATTAGTTCTCCATAAGTAGATAGTATGTATTTATTAAGTTCATACTCAAATGCATTACTTACATCATCTGATGACATAGCTGATTGTATTTCATATTGTTTATCAGGCAAATTGTACTTCTTTCTTCTCAAAGCATCTTCTTGAGCTTGTCTTAATTGATTAGCATTGAGTCTATATGAATCACGAGCTTCTTGATTTAGTTCTTTTATTTTATTATTTGCCCAATCTTGTATTGCATATACAGATAAATCACTACTTGGTAATCCAACTGATGTTATTGCATTTTCTATTTGTTGATTAAGTAGTCCTGGTTTTGGTATATAAACTATATCTGGTCCTGTAAATATAGGATTTGTATCTGTAAATTTTATACCATCTAAACTATCTAAATAAAAATCTCTTACAAATCCTAAGAAAGCTGCATTGTTTCCACCAGATGCTATTGCAATATCTTCTAAATCATTTGTATCTATCCCAAATTCTGTTTTAGGATTCATGTAATAAAAAGATTGTTGAACAGCAGCTTGTGTTGCTTCATCATATCTTCCTTCAGCAAAACTATTTGCTTCTAAAAATCCTGCTTGTACTAATGCAAGTTGGAAGTCAATTACTCTCTCCGATGGTAAATTTTCTAAAAATCCAACTTCTAAACCTGCATTATATAGTGGTGTAAGATTTTGATTATTTGCTGTATCTCTGTATGTATCTAAAGCAAATGGGTCATTTGATAAACCATAATATCCAATATCACTTCCCTGTGCAAAACCTAATTCATATTCATATGCTCCTGTAAGTAGTTCTTCATTATTTGCAATTTGGTCTATTTCAGCAAAAGCATTCATTAATTTATTTACATTGCCATCTTCTGTATATTGTTTGTATGCTGCGTCTCTAAGTTCTTCTGGAGAAGGTTTTTCTTCTTCTTTAACTCTAGCTCTTGATGTTTCTGCAACTCTTTGAGTAATGTTAGAATATGATACTTGTGCTTCTTCAACACTATCTCCAGCAATTAAACCAGCAGCTTCTCTTTCTGCATCTATTTCATCAGGAGTTCTATCTTCTAATGCACCGTCTGCAACGCCTTGTTTAAAGTTATTTACACCTTCAGATAATCCTTGACCCATAACATAACCAAAGTATGCTTCACCTGTCATACCAAGCATTTCAGGATTACCAAATTCTTCAAAGATATCGTCTGCTAATTCATCAGGTAATGAATCAAAAAAGTTAGCAATCTTTTGACCAAGCAAAGAACCTATAAAAGATTCTGGACTTTGTCCTAAATAAGCAGGGTCAACTGCAGTAAATCCAGATGCTTTAGTCTCTGACCATGCTCTTCCTAATCTGTAAAAAAGACCTTTTTTCTTTTTATTCATTAATACTCCATTGGTGTAAATACATCAGTAAACTCTTCTTCTACTTCAAACCTAAGTATATCATCATAAACATAGTAGAAATCTGGAAACTGTGAAAATAGTTCTTGTGCTTTTCTTCTTAACACTTCTCTAAAATATGTATATTCTTGTCTTTTAAGTGTTGCTCTTGGTCCATCTCTTCTTTGTATTTGTGCAAGAACACTATCTCTTATTTCTAAATATGATACTAAACCTTGCATTGATGGCAATTCTTTTAATAACATTGTCTCTCCATTAGGAAGATTAACTGTTCTTTCACCTTCATTTTGTATCATGTTTATAAGTTGCAATCTTTTTGATTCTGCATCAATAGCTTTTGCAGTAGTAGATGTCTGTCCATAGCCAGGATATTCTTGACGTAATGCCATTCTATAATCTGTAAGTATTTCATATTTTCTTTCAGGAGTTAGATTTCTATGTGCTCCTGACTCAAATAACAATCTTCTTTGATATTCATAGGCTAATCTACCTTGTGCTTGTCTTACAGCTGTAACATATTCATCTTCGGATAAATCTACTCTATCTCTATCTGCAAATGAATCAGCCCAAGCAACAAAACTAAATTCATCAAGTGGGTTATCTGGAAATAAGTAATATCCAACATCTGGATATATATTTAAAATTTCTTCATTATCTCTACCAAATTTGACACCTTCATCTGTATAACTTCTTTTCTTAATCTCTTTTGATTTAGAAACTAATAATGCTGTAGGGTCTAATCCAAACTGATTTACAAATTCTTTTGTAGCAAGAACTTGGTCTCCACCATACTTAGAAAGTATTCTATAATACGCATCTGTAAGAATAGACATTCCATAAAAATGATGTTTAGGGTCATCACCTTTTGTTTGTAAAGGGTCTACGAATAGTTGTCCACCTGGTGCAACTTCTATATCATATCTTATTACTGCACCTGTAGGAGCAGCAAACTGTATAAATGTTCTTGCTGCAGTTAAAAACATAGCTGTCTTTTTAGCTTCTTCTAACATTCTTGCTTGTTTAGCTGGTGTAGAATCATCATACAATCCTGTAGTAACAAACATTTTAATTACATCTTTGTATACGTTAGCAAATCCTCTTTGCATATCAGGGTCTGATGCACCCATAGACATTGCTTTTTTTGCCCATGAAGGTATTAATGCATTTGCATATGTAGCTGGACTTAATGCACTCTTTGTTTCTCTTCCATATGGAAAAAATACTTTATCTATTAGTTCTGTTTCAGGTAATATCTTAGACGCTGGTATTCCAACTAATGGTCCAAGACCAGGAGCAGGATTACCTACAATCATATTCAAAGATGATACATAACCTTTTAGATTTATTTTTGCATCTGGTGCTGCAAGTTCTTCACCTGTTACAGGATTTTTAATTGTTCTTGAATCTCTATTTCCTTCAAACATCCAGTTTGTTAAGAACTCTGAACCAGGAAAGAAAAACATTTCTTCTCCTGTCATTGCATCTGTGTGAAAGAATCCTTCGTCATCATTATTTAAATCAGCTTTTCTTGCACCATCAATACCTCGTGTTATTTTTCTTGTTGCTAAGAATTTCTTTTGATTCAATAATCTTGACCAAGTTCCCATAATCTCTATATATACTTCTGCGAAAGGAAAAGCTAGACGTAACATATCAGATACAACATGTCTTCTATTTAAATCATAAAGTAATGATTGTGTTTCTGATAATGCGTAGGCTTTTGCTGTTTCATCTAGTGTATCTAAATCTGCAATTCTTAAGAGTTTACCTTCATCAGCTGAAACTTTTCCTGTTGTATCTAATTGTTTAATAAAACTTTTTGGCAAGTTAGATGCTTGTGCTTGTTGTTTAATTTGTTTTCTAAGTCCATCATCAAAATATGCAATGTTAGTTTCCATAAATCTCCAATAGAATTGTCTAAATGCAGGAGAACGTGAAAGTCTATTTGTAGGTGCTGACATAACAATACTAAACAATCTTTCTACAGCAGCATCATAGGAACTTACTCTTTCTCCATCCATATCAAATACAGATTTTTTCATTACGTGTATTGGTTTATAAGGGTCTTTTTTAGCTAACCACTTTGTATATGTTTTTTTATTACCAATACTTGCTTTTCTTCCTATAGCTACAGTTTTACCATCAATATCTACAAGTATTGCTTTGTCATCAACAGCATTTATACCTTTAGATATATGCTCTAATAATTCTGCATCTCCAGTTGTAACAAGTTCAAACTCTATTTCTGATTGTGGAGATTTTCTAATTCTTTTCATTCCTTCCATATCTTCAAATACTATACGTGTACCATCTGGTTTAACTTCTGTAACTTTATATGAACCACCTGTTTTGTAATGAACTCTAGCTGCAACCGAATCAATATAATCATCAGCCCATTTTCTATCATTTAATATTTTAATTTTTTGATACTTACCTGCTTCATCAGACCCATAAGCTAAAGCTGTTCTCCAACTACTCAAATCTCCATCTTCATTCCAAAATCTATCTTTTATATTTTGTAGTCCAGATTTTATATCATCAACTCCACCTTTAAGTGTTGCTATTTCTGCAGCAATAGGGTCATCTACTAATTGAAATATTTCTGAGACTGCAGCTCCGTGATATCCTTTATCTCCTTTTTGAACTTCTTTGAATGCAAAAGTTCTTTTAAGTTTATCACCATCTAAAATTCCACTGTGTGACATAGACATACTTGATTTATGATAAATACTATCTGCTAATATTTCATTGTCTCTAATACCAAACATACCTCTTTGTATGGTTCTATCTATATCTAGGTCTTCATATCCTCTTACTCTTCTTAAAACAGATTGTCTATCTTTTCCTAATATCCAAGCAAATGCTGATAGAGGATGTGTAAATACATTATCTAAATCATCTGCCCACATTCTGATTTGTTCTTCACCAACAACTCTTGCAGTCCATGCACCTCTAATAAGTATGAATGGTTTCCAAGCTCTATTCATATAGTTATCTCCTAATTTAGATAACCAACCTTGCACTAATGCATTAGCATCTGCGTCATCTGCTGATAAATCAAATTTTTTCCTAGCTGTTTTTACTGTCATTTTTAACCAATCTGTAATACCTTTTTGGTCATTTGTTTGTAATTCAAATAAATCAGCTACTGGTTTTGCTAACATCTCTTCAAATTCAGAAAGTTCAAACTCTCGTCCATCTTCTAAATTGACAGTTTTTCTAGTAGAACTTACTCTTGCTCTTTTAGAACTAGGTATAATTCTTGTCCAAAATTCTCTAGCTGGTGAGAACACTCTTAAAAATAATCTTGCATCTGGCAAAGGTAATGCACCTGATGCTAAATATTCTGATATCAAATGTGCAGTAGGTCTTCCAACAACTGCTTCTATTTCATCAAAATTAGCACGTTTCATTAATGTATTTGTTGCTGTTGTAAGAACATCATCTTCAGTGGTTATGTCAGAAAAATAATTAAGTATTTGATTTGGAGATACCTTTGCATTTTTAAATACTTTAAATCCTGCTTTAGTATCAAATGCATCTTGTGTTTTTGTAAATAAAGTTTTAAGAACAGGACTTATCTTTGACGCATCTCCTGTTCTAGGTCCAATAACATTTACTGTAGGATATTTCTTAATAAGCTCTTGTATCTCTTGAACAAATTTATTATCAATTCTTTGTGCAGTATCAACAACTACTAATGGTCTGTTACCTTGATATACACCTTGCTCAGGTATTTTAGCTTGTGACCATTTACCTTTTCTTGCGTAGTTAATTGCACCAGTTGTACCTTTACCAGCTGGATTACTTGCAGAATCAAATATTGCAATAGTTATATCTGCATCATCAATGTTCTTTTGACTTCTTGCAACAAAATATTTATTAGCTGGCATCTTATCATTAATATTTTCAGAAGTTAATCTATTTCTTTCACGTTGTAATGTTTCTAATTTCTTTACAGCTGTGTCATCATTAATGTCATTAAGCCTTGCTTTTAACTGTGCTTCATGTTTTGCTAGAGATTGTTTTTCTTTGTTAATTCTTTTTTGTAAATTTTTATATGCTCTTTGATAACCAGGCATATCAAAACTATCATATTGTAATATTTTGTTTGGACCTTCTTCTATTAAGTTTGTAGCATATCTAAGTATTGATGCTTTAGCTTCTAGCTCTAATCTAGCTGCTAAAGATAATTCAGGTGCATCTCCATTCTTTATCCTTACATCATCAGCATCTAATGCTTTTCTTGCAATATAACCAGCTTGTAATTTATTTTGTATTTTTAAATCATCTCTAACAGGAGAAAGCTCTAATTCTTTGTAAGCTTTTTCTAAACCTTTTATTTTTGATTTATCATTAGAAACTGTTTGTTTCAATCTATTGTATGTTGTAGTAAGAGCTCCTACTCTTTTATCTTTAAATACTGCTTCTTTTTCAGTCCTTGAAATTGTTTCATCAATAAAACCAACTTGTCTAGCAGTGTCATCTGTTAATCCATAATCTATTAACTCTGCTTCATGTAGTCCATAACTACCTGCTTTAGTTTGTGCAGAGTCTCCAAAACCAGGAGTTGCTGTACCACCTGTTTCTATATCAAGTTCTTTTGCAACTCTAAGTGCTTGTATTTCTGTACCTCTACCACCATTTGAAATAACCTTTGCAGGTAATACTTCTGCTTCTGCTATATCTGTTGGTACTCTTTGTGCTGAATCAACTTTAGATAAAAAGTCATCTTTAATATCTTGTATGCTTCTTAATCTTCCAGACTTTTTAAAATTAGAGTTACTTATTATTTCATCAATAATATCTAATGTTTGTTCCATGTTAAAAGAAACATTATCTAAATTATTTCTACCTTTATCTAAGATATCAATTTTTTGTAAGTTCCAAGCTTCTTCTCCATATGCACCATAAAAATATTTGTTGGCTTCGTCAACACTAGCAACTAATTTACCAATTTGATTAACTACACCTTTTGGTATATTCACAGCTTCAAACTTATCCATAATGTGTTTAAGAACTCCGCCTTCACCACCATAAATATCTAACATCATATTTAATTTTTGTAGTGAAGCTGGACTTCCTTCAAGAGCTTGAATAACTTCATCATCCATAGCATCAACAATTCTATCTAGTGCTCTTGTTGCAACATCATCATCAACTTTTGCAAACTTCATAAAGTTTTTTAATTCAAAAAAAGTATCATTTAAACTATCTGTTTGTATTCTTGGTGCAGGAAACACATTAAATAATCTTTCGAAGATACTATTTTTACTATTTAATTTCATTGCAGTTCTAAAACCTACTGCTGATGTTTTATCTCCATAAACAAATTTAGCTGCTGCTTTTGATAATGAACCATTAAATAGTAATGACGTTGGGTCAAGTCTTGCCATTGCATCTGTAGTAGGGTCTTGAGCAGCTTCAACAAGAATATTTTTTATTGCTTGTTTATCTTCAGTATCCCTAAGTCTTCTGTAAAGTTTTGCACCACCAGCACTTCTTGCAATAGTTCTATCTGAAACTCTTTTACCTTGTTTTCCTAAAAGTATTTCTACTTCATCATATGTTTTTGCTTGTGCAAACAAATCTGCAATATCATCACCAGTTTTAGTTTCAAAATAAAACTCTCTTGCTTTAGGTACTTTTACTGTCTTTCTAACAACATTATCAATTAAGCCACTTGATTTTTTTGTTTCTGTAAGGTTAAATGATTTTTTGATTTTTCCTGCTTTTGCTAATGCACCACCAGCATATGTTGCAGGGTCAGTTACTACTGTATAAACTCCGTCAATAATACCTGACAATAAATTAAAAGATTTCGTTCCTGGTTCAAATACTTCAACAGCTGCAACACGACCAGGAGATAATTTAACAGTACCTTTTCTACCTCTATAAGTTCCTGCATTACCTTCTCTAGTATTCATTTCTAATTGTGTAATTGGTTTGCCATAATATTCTTGGATAATTTGTTTTACTTCATCAGGATTTGCACCTCTACCAACTAACTCTTTATAAACTTCTGTGTCTTCTGCAACTGTAGAATTACCAAAATAACCTTCACCTAAGTTAACTTTTTTACCTTGACGTAATTGTTGAAAGGCTCTAGTAGCTACAGTAGGTCCTTGGTCTTGTAATGATTGTACAAACTCATTTCTACCATTAGGGTCAAGTAATGGTACTAATGTGCCTACACCTGTAAAAGCAAGTAGTGGATTCATTTTTCTTGCAGCATAATATTTCATACTTGCTGTGCCATATTTTTTTACAAATTGTGATGCAGACTCCATTCCAACTACTGCACCCCTTACTGCACCTCTTCCTGCAGCTTTAACACCTTCCCACCATGATGTTTCTTTTTCTAAAAATCTTTCTACAATACTTGTAAATTCTGGTGAGTCTTTTGTAAGTCCCATCAATGCACCTGCAACCTGTACATCTTTTGGTAAGAATCCATAAGTCTTAGATATCTCAGACATGTTATAAGGTATAGATGGATTGTTTGCGAAAAAGTTATCTATTTGTTCAGCTTGTCCAAGTAATTCATTTTTGTAAATTTCGTCCTGGTCTTCTTGCCAGGGTGCTACCCAGTTCCACCTAAAAGCCGTCATGTTTGAAATGATTCAGATTCAGATTGTGCTGTCCCATCATTCATTAATGCTATAATTTCTTTACTCTGTAACACATTTGCCATTCTTCTTAATACCATATCTGCATCATAAATAGGTTGCCCTGAAGCTGCCTTATACTGACTTGTTGATACATCTTCACCAGGTACATTAGTAGGTGTATCAAATATTGATTTACCTGGTTGCATAAATTTTCTAACCCTATCTACTCTTGGAGCACCTTGTGTTTGTGCTACTTCATCTACAAACATTTCTGCAGAATTTTGTAATTCATTTAACTCTGTGCCTTGTCCGTATTTCTCTGAATCAAATTGTGCTTTGTTTGTTGAAGGTGTATATCTAGTCATCTAGTACTCCATAATCAAAATCTTCTGGCACAACTAATATATCTATTCTTCCTAATGTAGGAATAAAAGCTATAGTTATTGCATCAATAATAAAACCTGGTTTTTGTTGTTGACTAAATAGTTCTTCATCAAAAGCATCAGCATACATCTCCCACATAGGTTGTTCATCTGCTGTATAGTTATTTGCAATAATTTGTGCAAACTCAAAGTTTTCTGATTTATCCAACTGCTCCTCCTAACAATGCTGCAAGATTAGGTGGTCCTTGTTGTTGAACTTGTTGTGCTTGTTGTAAGACAGCTTGTTCTTCTGGACTAGGTTCTTCACCACTTGCTGTAAAGTATTTTTCTAAAATATCTCCAATGTCTTTTGGATTATTATAGATTTCTACTACAGCCATCATTGCAGCTTTATCTCCTTGTTGTGACTGTTGTAACAACATAGAAAATAATATTTCTTCAGTTTTTTGTTTAGTTATTCTTTCATTAATTTGACTTAGATTTTCTAAACCATCCATTTCTTGTTGCATAGTTTCTTTGTCTATAATACCTGCCTGTAACAATTGCAACCCAGTAATAATTTTGTTTGGTGCATCAAAAGAAGCCATTGCACCATATTTTCTTTTTGTAACATAGTTCTTATCAATATCAGTTCCAGGTGTGTAACTTTCAGAAAAAGACGCACCTTTGTATGTACCACTAATAGGTTTTCTTTTTTTAGTAAATAATATTTCGTCTAACTCTAATCTTTTAGAATCTACTTCTTGTAATGCATTCTCAAGTATTGTGTGGTATTCAGATACCATTGCTCCAACACCTGCTTCAAGTTCTTCTAGTCCTCTACCAGTAACAAAAGAATTTGGTGATATTGCATCATCTTGTACAGGATAACCTGCAACAACTCTTAATTGTCTTTCTAATCTACCTACGGACTCAAATAATTGATACGGTAGGTTATTGACAGGTTTGACAACTTGTGAACCAGGAGATAAATAATTTATAGAGTTTCTACCTTTTCTATATTGTCCTGACTCTAGTTCTCCAATAATGTTTGTTTCTGTAAATACTGCATCTTCCATAGCTATAACAGATAAAATATTAATCTTTGCCATAGATGCCATAAGTCCTATGACTTGGTCAAATTGACCTTGTAATTTATCAAAGCTAAATCTTTTAGCAATAACAAACGAAGGACCTGACTTAAGTGGGTTAGGAACAAAATCAACAATTTTTTTAGATGCAGGATGCATAATGTATGTTCCTTCAATATTCATGTATTCAACAATTACTTCACCACTTTCATTTGCATTTTCCCAACTACCATCATTTGTATATTGGTTAAAAGAAATGTTGTAGTATTGTTCTTGTTTATCTTTATTGTCTTTTTCAAAATAAGCTTTAAGTTCTGGATACATTTGAATTAAGTTTTTAACAGGAACTTTTTGTATAATTGCAAGTTCTTGTGGTTCTTGCATATTTCCATAGTATCCAGGAAAGCAATCATATGGATTACGTAATTCTGCACATGGGTACATGTTTCCATTTGTATCTGGTTTAGATGTTATTACCCATACTGCAAATCCATAACCAGGCAACCATCTAGCTACTTGGGGAAGTTGTAAATCTAATCTTTGCATTTTATCAAATGCAGTAACAATTCTTTCTAACTTATCTTTTTTACTTTTGTTTCTTTGACTATCTCTTGCATTTGTAATATGTACGTCTAATGTAGGTACTTTTCCAATCTTTTGTGCAAGTCTATCTAATGCAGACAATAATAAGTTTGGTGCAGGTAATGTAAAAGAATCCATACTATCCATACCTGGACCAAGTAAATCTCTTATGCCATGTTCTCCACCATTAAGAATGTTTCTAAATCTGCTTCTATCAAGAAGACTATCATCATGCATTTGCTTAAGATATACTGCTCTATCAATTATCTGGTCAGGTGTCAATTTAACTCCATGGTATGTCATTTAAGTCTAACATATTGTAACCTTCATAACTAGGAGTGTAATCTAATCCCATATCTGCATATGTTAGTTTTTGCAAGTTTCTAATTACTTTCATTGGAAACCAGCTTGCCATAACTATATCACTTTTATAAGAGTTTTTATTGCCTTTTGAAGCAAAATATGAAAGTTGTTTTGTGTACGAAATACTCTTAGATTGTGCTTCTGCAGAGTAAAAAGGTAAAACAATTTTATGTTCTGCAAACATTGGTGCTAATGCTGTTACACCAAATCTTTCATCCCATTTGTTTTTATGTGTTTCGTGACCTTCTAATTTAATTCCATGCATATTTGCAAACTGTTTTGTAGTTTCATCTTGTCGTATAGCTTTTTGAAAACCATTTTCTTCTATAACCCAGTGATAACATCCATACATATCAAACCATTTTTTAATTAAGTTTCTTGCTTCTTCTAGTCCTCCACCTTGTTGATTCTCCATATCTACCATTTGTAACTTTATATCATCAACAGATGTTTCGACTGCCCATAAAAATCCTGCTTGATATCCTGTAGCAGCTGGGTCAAGTCCTGCAACTAAGTAAGAAGATGCTGGAACGTTGCCTAAATCTATATTTTGGTCATAACATTCTTTAATAACTTCAGGATTAAACAAAGATAAACCTTTTGCTTGTGCTTTATTTAAATAAACCATCTCAAACCTTTGTACACCACCAGTAGTCATAGCATCACGTTTTCTATTCATAAGCCATTTAAAACTTCTTTTATCTTCCCACAACATACATTCTTTATGTTCTTCTTCATCAAACTCTGGTATTACACACATTGAATCATGTGCTTCTTCTACTATTGTCTCCCATGCTTCGTTTTCTAATAATGCAGAATATAAATCATCAGGATGTTGTCTTGAACCAATAACTACCATTGCTGTATGTTCTTCTTTACGAGAGCCTAATGTAGTTGTCCACCAATTTTTTGTATTCTTTCTTGATGCAGGTTGCATAGTAGATGAAAAATCTTCAATGTCATCTGCAATAATTATGTCACAGTCTCTTGATAGAATCTTACCACCTCTACCTAAACCAACCATTGTAGGTGATTTAATACCTGATACTGTTCTAGTAGATACTGTAAAACCATTCTGTGACCAAGACTTACCTGTTCTTGTTGCTGGTTTAAAAGAACCATTAGGTCCACAAAAATCTTCTTTTAATTTTTCATTGTTTTCTAATGTATCTAATACAGAAGATACAGAGTTTTTAGAAATATCTTCGTTACCACCTATCCAAAGTATTCTTATGTTTGGATTTCTACAAATAAGCCATATAACAAAATGTATTAGTAATTCTGTTTTGCCGTGTCTTGGTGGTGATAGAATCATTTGTTGTCCACCAGTAAGTAAAGCTTTGTTAATTGACTTAATCCAATTGTTATGAAAGTCTGCTGTTTCAAAAGGTACACCTAGTTCTGTAAGAAAATATCTATCTCTAAAACCTTTAAATTCTTTTAAAGATTGTTTTGCATCATCAGATAGTTCCCAGTTTTTTGTTGCTACTTCTGTTTCTATATCTTCTCTATAGGCTGCCATAAGTCTAGCTACATTGCCAACTGTACAACCTAATCCTGCTGCAACTTCTTGTCTAGTTATCTTTCCGTTAAGAAGTTCTAATGCGTAACCTTCATTAACAAATTTTTCATAATATTGTCCTCTTCTTACTGTTGCAGCTTGTGGTTGATTTACATCTTTAATTGGTAATACATACTCTTCACCTTTGTCTTTAGCTCTTTTAATACGCATTGATATTCTTCTATAACAAGTTTTAGAACAATATTTTGTTGCGTTAGGTGGTAATGAATTGTTGCAGTCGTCTGCTATACAGACAACATTTACCATTTAGTTTTGTTAGCCCAGTATGCTGCAGACATTTTACCCTTCTTTATATTCTTAGCATGTCTAGCTTTAAAAGACTTTCTCCTTGCTTTAGACCTTGCATCTTGTTTCTTACCTGCAGTAGTTACTCCCTGTTGTCCAAACCTAATTAATTTAAGTTGATGACCTTCTTGTGCTAAAACAATATGTGATTTAGTTTTATGCTTCGGTGTACGTTTTGGTTTATTAACACCTTTAAGTCCGTGTTTCTTTAAAAGATTTTTTTTTCTTGCAGAATTACTATGTGGCATCAGCTCATCTTTGGTTTTCTTTTACCGTTCTGACGTAGTTTTTTAAAGTCAGCTCCAGTAATTTTATCAAAAGGTGGTGCAGCTTGTGCAATTTTTTTTTGTGCTGCAGTAAGTTTACCATTACCCTTTGTCATTATTTGCCTACTTTCTTCTGTGCATTGACATGAGCTTTACTAAAACTAGCTCCTCTTCTCATACTATTATACATAAATTGCATGTGTTTTTTTGTATGATTCTTAGAATGTTTCTTCATAGCCTTTTGTTGTGACTTAGAAAGTTTTGATATATCTACGCCTTTTACTTTCATTTTTTCTTCTTTACTATTTTTTTAATTTTGCCATTTTTAGTTCTAGCAAACTTATGTGTTTTAGTTTCTCTAATAAGAGTACCGTAGTATCTTTTACCTTTCCACATCCAACTTACTTTTGCCATCAATCATCACCTGCCCAATTGGGATTACCTGAATATTCTATATCTGTTTCTTCCATTATCTTTTTTTCTTTTTTTTAACAGCTCTAGATTTTTGTACAGCTTTTAAATCTATATACCGTCCTTCTTTATAAGCCTTAGCTGTACTTCGAATTTCACGTGCCACAGACGCTTTAGAGTTTCTTTTATTCTGTAAATACTTAGAAGGTACACCTTTCTCATATTTAACCTTTCTCTTACTTTTTTTTCTTGGCACTCTTGCCCTTCTTTATATCATTATCTTGAGAATGACCACCCCTAATAAAACTATTAACTCTTCCCATAGCCCAAGCAGCCATGGAAGCTGACTTAGAACCTGATGATAAATATGCTCCTTGTCCACGCCTATATACTCTTGAGAGTTGTCCATATGTGTATTTGGACTTAGCAGCTTTCTTTTGTAATGTAGCTTTTGTTTTTGCATTCAAGGGTTTCCTTGCAGGTTTCTTTTTTGCCATTATTCTTCTTCCAAACTATTTTTTAAATTTACCATGTCTTGCATATTTATATTATAGTCAGAAACAAACTTTTCTATCAACGCATCAATTTTAGATACATTGTGCTTTTTATTTATAAGTTTTGACCCACATGCTTCTGTTAGGTCTATTGCCCAAGATTTTAAATCTTCTGGTGTTTTAAATATATTTTGTTGATTCTTTATGGACATATCCACCTCCTCTAAATATTTAAGACGTAACTTATGTTACATCTTTTTCTTTTTTTTCTTCATGTTTTTTTTGGCTTTGTGATACATTAAGTTTCCCTCCGAATCGTTTGTTATATTCTGTACAGCCTAGATTACCACATTTTCTGTAGTCTGACTCAATCTTAAATGTAGTGTGACATTTCTTGCACGCCAACACTAATTTACTCATGCAATAAGTATCTCATCTACAATATGGTAGCTAACTGTAATCTCCTTGACTATGTTCGTAGCTAATAAATCCTTTTTGGGGACTAGCATAGTTCGTGAAAAAAAATTTTTATTTTGGGCTTCTACAATTTTATATTTATTGTCGTACATCCAGTCTATAATGTAAGGCACTAACTCTTGTGGATTCCAGTAATATAAAGTCGAAGTTGGGTATTCCCAGTAAAATAAGAAATCTGCAAACGTTTTAAGTGCTGCCCCAATTTTCTTTTCTCCGTTGTCCTGGACAATCATTATCTCTAATGCAAAGTTGTCTGTATTTTTTATCTGTGTATCTGTTTTGACTTCAACGTATCTTGCACCTAATTCATTATTAATAATAAATAAATCTGCACCTTTCATTTGGTCATCGAATGTTACATCTCTACAAATAAACTGACGTTTGCCTTCATTGTCTGTTTGTGCTTCATAGTATTTTTTAACTAGGGTTTCCCCTTTTTTTCCTATTGCATTTTGTGTTTCGAAATCGAACATAATCCTCCTGTAAATAACTTGTTTTATTCTAACATGCTGTTTATACTATCCACAACAAATAGTTTTTTTTAACTATAGAGTTACAGGTAAGAGCTATCGGACGGCAAAAAGCTGACTGCATCTTATGGATGGACTGGGATTACCACAAAGTCAGTACCCAAGGACTCTTGAAAGAAAAAAATTCAAAAAATATGCATATATGTCCGCTATGCTCGAAAACACACTACACATTCCTACAGTAAATAATACGTGTTTTAACTATACATACTACAAAAACGTGTTAATATACTACATAGGGAGACTGGTGTAGTCCTTGTTTGGTAATACCTGTAAGTAACCTGTAACAATAAACATCACGCAAGTGATGGTTCACAAACATCTTGCTGGTCTCCCACCTTTTTCAAAGTAAAAATTACCAGAAAATCCCGAGAACCTTACGTATATACATACCCCACCCCCTATGTTAAAACATAGGTCTGCCCTGTTAACGCACGGTGCATACCCCCCATTACTCTATAGTTACTCTGTAATCAAACGTTATGTCAATGAAAAGAAACGTAATACTCTAGGTACATACTGTAGTGTTTTGTATAACAAATGGTAGCCCTATGCATTGAACCATACAAAGTACAATAAGCCTAGCTAACAGTACGTTATCCCAAGAAAACATTGTCCCCAAGACTGCATTACAAAGCCAAGCACTCGTGCATGTCTTTGCCTATATATGCAGTCATTAACGGGGTACTACTACTAGTTCCCCCTACTGAAGTAGCTTTGCTACTTGGTCGGGGTGGACATCTAGCACATGTTTCCTATTAGTAAAGTATTTTTTCAAAATACCTAGCAATAAAAAAACGCTCACAAGCGTTTTCAATTATTGTTGACAAATAGGGACAGGTGCTCTTGTCCCCTTAGTAGTAGCTCAGTAGAAAGGATAAAACAATGAGTAATTACGTAAATAAAGAAAAGAACTATGACCCGATTGGCTCGACTGGATTCTTTGGCGTTAAACGCCTTAGTGTCCCGAGTAGAAAAGGACAAAGTTCTTTTTATCTTGTTAAGATGAATGACTTTTGGACTTCCAAAAGTAATTCTCTTGGAACTGTTATCAATCAAGAGCCTTTAACAAACTATGATTGCATCATACAGTTTGAAGCTCTTGTGAATAACAAGAAGTTCCAACTTAACAAGAACGGAACAATGCCTAAAGAACTTGTATCCATGATGGGGACTAACGAACTCGCACGCGAATTCGAAGGAGTCCCATCATTAGACCAAATCAAAGAGATAAAATCTGGTTGGTCTAAAGGTCGTAAGGCATAGTTCCTATGTTGTATAGCTCGGGGGGTTTATCCCCCCTTGCTATATATTTTTTTGCATTCTGCAAAAAGTTCTAGCTAGTATCATACCAAAACCTACCCCCCATACAAGAAAGAGAACCCCATACAGACCCAGAAAATTTTTTTTTCTTTCGCATATGCAATGGGGAACGGCTCTCTATACACGCGTGAAAGGGGATTGTCAAGTCTTCCCCATACATGAGGAAATTTGCAAAGCAAAAATTTTGGCGTAAGATTTTCGGCAAGACATTTTTTGTTCTTAAATTTATTTATATTGTAGAAAGGAAATATATTATGAGTAGAAAAAAGTATGTTCAGCATACGCCTAAGACAAAGAAAGCATTGACTAAGGTCATTGAGAGAAATGGTAAGTTAGTTCGTATCTATGTAGATACTGGATTACCTATCATCTCTAGTACGGCAGAGTATATGCTAGAAGTAGAGAATGCTACTATACCACACACAGATTGTCGGTACTGTGGCAAATCTACAGACGCTATATCAAGCCTATGTTTTGAGTGTAGAGATTTGAACAAGGATTTAGAAATGAAGATGAAAAGAATTGCTAAGGTAACGAGAGAACAGATTAGAGAAGGAAGTGTTACTGAGACTGATAAAGGATTAGTACCTAAGAAGTTCGGGGTTACTGATGGTAGTTGGAAACCATACAGAGATACTCCTGTTATGGAAGAAGATTATCGCACTTGCAGTCGTTGTTACATTGTCTTACCAATTAGCTTTGGTCGTAAAAGACTTTGTGAAGATTGCAGAAAATAAAGCTAAGTAATTAGCTAGAGTACATAGCCTATACAAGTTAGCCCTTTGTTTACGGGGTTATGTACTCTGTGGTAATTATATTCATAGAGTGGATATGCCTTTCTACAACCCTGTAGACATACCAACTACTACTAGATATGTCCACTCTGTGAAGCTACCTACCATAAGACCAAAGGTAACGTTGCGTGTATTGTGGGCTTCATTTCCCACTCCTTTCTCAACGTTGCCTGTAGGTAGCTAGATACTCATACAGAACTATGTTCTCCCTTATAAAAAATGTTATTAGTCGTGTGGGTATCTAGCTATCTATTCCAAAAGATAGCAATCATGACAAGTTCGGTAATGGGCTAGTTAATTCAGTAGTGCCTCCTTAAGTGCTAAAGAAAAACTAGCCCTTGCCGAGAACCATAGAAAGAGAGAGATATATTATGATATGTGATTTGTGTCATCAAGACACATACATGAAACTAATGATAGAAGCAAACGTCAAAAGCTCTGTATATCACAGAGTTATGTGTCGTACTTGTGGCTATCAAACAGTTAAAAGAATGAATACAAAGAAAGGTGGTGTTTATTAATGCCCGTAGATAAAGTACCCAATGATGGAAAAGATGCTAGAGAATATAAAAAGCATGTTAGAAGTCTGGGTTTTGAGAACCATTTGCAGTATCGACCTACAAGGTTGAAGACAATATATGGGGCTAATGTAGTACAGATTACTTCTAATGAAGAAAATGTATCTAAGCATAAGTTCTCTATTGAAGCTGCGAATTATCCAGAAGCTATGACAAAGCTCTGGGAAACAATGATACAAACTGCTGTTGCAACACAGCTCAAAGCGATTGGCTCTTTGATGAAAGCGTTACTAAAAGACCAAGACTTTGCAACTACAGAACAACTTGTAGAGAATGTTAGCGATATGCTAACTGATAGCGACTTTGCAGAAACGTTCTTTGATGCGTTGTATCATACGCAACCCGACATGATTGTCTTAGGTAATCCTGAGATTGTTGGCTCTATGCAAGTAGGAACTGTTGATGAAAGTCAAGCTAGTGATATTGTAGAGAAGCTAATCAAAGATGTGTTGGGGGGTGATGAAGAAGAATGATAGATATGCAATGTACTAAAGTTCTAAGCCACGAGAAAGAGTGGATTAAATGCGAAAGACCAATAAAGAATATTGGTTTCTGGAAACATGATGACCACATTTATAGACTTGCTTGTGAAGAACATAGGGAAGGAGGAAGTTAGTAATGAATGAAGAAATTGTATCAATCAATGGCGACATTATAAGTGTTACTGTTGATGATGATTTGTATCTTAGAGTAAAACTCGGGATAACAGAGAAGTATCTTACTGAAGAACAGTTAGCAGAAGTCAATGATAGGACAGAGCAAGCTGTTACAGAGATACTTAGAAAGGAAGAAGAATGACCGTATACGAGTACATTACTTCTATTAATAATAAGAAAACAAATGAGCTAACTGTTGATTTTATCTTTGATATTGAGACTTCAAAGAGTTCTGCTATAGAACAAATTGATATGTTAGTTCAACTAGCCAATGATAATGAGAACATAAAGTTCTTAGCTCATGAGCCAAAGTTCTTTGAAAAGAGCAAGTGGTCGGAAGTAGAAGAAGAATGATATGTAAACATTGTAGTCAAGAAGTTAATAAAGCAGTTGTGTCAATAGATGATATATTAGCACACCCTGATATAACTCTTGATGTAGATTATTGGTTAGAACAATCACATAAAGAAGAATGTAAAGGAGTAAAACTATGACAGATGAAGATAGTGATATTAAAGAGTTGAGTGGGAAACTAACTAACTGTGCTATTACAGTAGATATACTTAGGTATCTCAATGACTTGGCTATTGATATGGAATACAACAGAAGTCTTAATCCAGAGTTTCTTGATGAGACTATGGATACAGAACTAGCTATGAAAATGGACTTAGTTGCTGATACTAGATTTCCTGTTGTTGTATTGATGGCTACACCTCACTACTACAAACAAGGAACAAGAACAGATATGCACGTAAGACTAATGCTTGATGTTGTTGTTAAAAGTAAAGTCGGTGCAAAACTAGATAAGGAATATGCAACAGTTACTATTGATGTTCCTTTGGAAGCAATTAATCATCTACCAAATATCCCAGAGATAAGGTGGATTGATACGGCTTCTACCGACAGAAAGAAATGGAAAGAAGTATGGGACAACGTTGATAAAGATAAGTTAAGTGAAAACTTTATCAAAGACTTTGAAACGTACTTAGATAATGAAAGGGAAGAAAGAGATGAAGAAGAATAATTGGGAATTGCTAGACCTAGTTATTGCTTGTTCGCCAAGAATACTTTTGTATGGTGTTGCTGGCACGGGCAAAACTTATCAAGCTAATACCCTGAAACTAAAGAAAAATCAAAAGAGCTACAATACTACACTTACGGCAGACAGCACGGCAAGTGAATTGATGGGGCATTATATAGCTACTGACAAAGGTGGTTTTGTCTGGCAAGATGGTGTAGGTATTAAAGCTTGGAAAGAAGGTGCAAGACTTGTTATCAATGAGATAGACCATGCTGGTGTAGATGTTATGACATTCCTACATGCTCTATTAGATGACAAAGAGTTCGCAAAGTTTACTTTACCTAATGTAGATAAAGAAACTGTAAGACCAGACACAAACTTTCAAGTTATTGCAACTATGAATGGTGTGCCTGATGACTTACCAGAGCCACTTGCAGATAGATTTCCTATCAAGTTAGAGATTGATGAAGTACATGAGAGTGCTTTGAACTCTCTACCTGATAAGTTGAAAGCTGTTTACTACGACTACAACAACGGACAGTACTCTGTTCGTAAGTGGATTGCTTTCAAGCAGTTGCTAGATAGTGGTATTGATGAACAACAAGCGTGTGCAGTTGTATTCAAAGATGATGCCTATGATATTCTTGAAGCACTAGGTGTGCAAGATGTCATTATTTAGTAATAGTGTAAAAGGCTCAATCAAAGTTAAAAGCCAAAAATTACTTCCTAACCTATCTCTTGTAGGTAATGAAGTTAGGAAACATGAAGTTGTATATTCTACAACCCCATGGGAAGAAGAACTAAAAGACAGAAATGTAATTGCAGTTCCTAAATCTATGTTGAGTACTACAAGGAAAGACAGAGAGAATGTAATTAAGGCTCTTATATTGAAGCATAAGTTATTCAAAGGTTGGCGTTTCCGTAACAAGAACCCAGAGTATTTATATTATGCTTTATATCTTTGGTCGCTCAAAAGACATAAGCACTATCAAAGGGAAACTAGAAAGAAGTTACTTACGGAAGATGAAATCCGTAGTTTAACCTTCTTAGACCGAGATACAGAAGATAAAGATGAATTGTCTTATGAGCAGAAAAGATTGATTGAGCTAGTAAAAGATGTTGAGTTTCCTGTTATGGACGCGAAATTGTATGAGATTTCGCTAATGAGATTGATTGGAAACTTATATCGTACTAACAATGTTGATATGTTTATTAAGGAATACGTTAGAGAAAATATCTTTACAAAGTATTCTTACAAAGCAAACAACAGAGAGATAGTAGAAGTTGCAGTTCAAAGTAATATTGATGTACGTTTACCACAACATGTAGCGTTACAAGATAGAAGCTTTCTTAACATGCTAGTAGAATATTGCATGTACAAAGTGCAATCTACACAACGATATGCTATGAATACATACACGGGATATTGGGATTGGGACGAAGTAAAAAAGACATGGACAAGAAAAGAATATTGGAATAAATCTAAGGTAAGACATAGAATTAACAATATTTACAAATTGCTTGTTAAAAAGCCAATGTCTAATTCAATATCACAAGGTGGATTACCTAGTGCAGATTATCAAGAAGTGCCAGAAGAAGATATGGTACTTAAATTACCACCAGAAATCAAAGGCAAACTTGCTGATGAAATTATGGAAGATGCCGACAGAAAGCATAAGACTGCTTTTGATTGGTATCAAGGTAATGGTGTTCATGGTAATGCTATGTTGCACAAGTTCAATGGAACTAGGAAGATACACAAAGCTATTAGAGAGCTTAGGCGAAACAATAGTGATGTAGGTGTTGTACCTAGAAACATGCACAGAATGACTACCGACCGAAAAGTTTTCTCTACTAAGAGAAGCGTAGCAGGGGGTAGCATGCTGATAGATTGTTCTGGAAGTATGGGCTTAACAATGAGAGATGTTGAAGAAATTGTCAATAATTTACCAGCTAGTACTATAGCTGGTTATGTTGGATTTCCACATGAAGTAAATGGTATTCATGGCGACATTCGTATCATTGCACAGAACGGCAGAATTAGTGATGAAGCTATGCAAGAATTACAAAATCATGGATACAACTCCATTGATAAAGAAGCTCTTGAATGGCTAGCTAAACAACCAGAGCCACGAATATGGGTAAGCGACCAACAAGTTGTTGGTGTTACCGAGAAAGGTGGACACCCTACTAATCTTACCAAACATGGTTTAGATGAAATTAAAAGTATTATGTTACAAAACAACATAATACCTATTGAAGATGAAGAACAAGTTAAGGCAGTAGCTAAGAAACTTGCCTTATAATAATAGGCTATAACTCTCTTTCTAGTCTATTGAAAGATAGCTCGGTGTAAAAGCCGAGCTATTTTTTTATTCTCCCTTATGCATTGCATATTTATTAATCAAGAAATAATCATTTGGTTGTTGTAATCAGCAAACAATCAGCTTATAATAAGCGTATGAACACAGAAAATACTAAACAAGATATTGAAAAAGCTATTGCTAAAGCTACTGCAAAAGTACAAGGTGGGCAACAGCATTGGTATGAAAGGTTGCCTAAAGAAGCTTTACCTTTTATAAATACACTTGCAGACAGGGTGGAAAATCACGGACAGAAAGCCAACGCTAGAGTTGTTAGCGAAATACTAATGGATAAGTATAATTTCGCAGTATCACGTAGCAGAGTGCGATTATGGTTAGTTGAACTAGAGAAACGCAATGCCGAAAAAAATTGATACAGAATTAGCAAAGCTTATAGCTGAAGCTGAAAGCGATAAGATAAAAGATTTAAAAGATACAAATGCCAGACTACTCAAACAGATTGACAAACTCAAAGATAAGAAAGCCGACATGGTAGAAGCCGTGTTTTCTGGTGCTAGAGATGGAATGAGAACACTTCAATTTCCAGATATATCTAATCCTAAAATCAAACACAAACCCAAAACACAAACAGAAATCTGTGTCCCCTTGCTCTCGGATATTCAGCTCGCAAAGAGAACCCCAGACTACGACACTGCTACTGCAGAAGTTAGAGTCAGAAGATATGCAGAAAAGATAGTCAAACTTACAGAAATCAAAAGAGCTTCTATGAATGTAGATAAATGTGCAGTCTTATGTCTAGGTGACATTGTTGAGGGTGAGCTTATATTTCCAGGACAGTCACATTTAATAGACAGTTCTTTATATAGACAAGTGACAGTTGATGGTCCAAGAATATTGCATACGTTTTTCTCTATATTATTAGAAAATTTTAAAGAAGTAGACGTATACTGGGTAATAGGTAATCATGGAGCTTTGGGTGGTAGGTCTCGTAGAGATTACAACCCTGAGACAAACGCTGATAGAATGTTAGGAAAGATACTACAGACAATGTTTGCGTCAGAGAAACGCATCAAGTTTGTTATCCCTGAAGGCGTTGATAATCACTGGTATACAGTTGCTAGACTTGGTCCAAAAGCCAAGTTTTTTTGTTTTCATGGAGATAATATTCGTGGAAGTATGGGTGTACCATTCTATGGTTACAACAAAAAAATACTGGGTTGGAAAGCACTTGCATCACAAGGGCTGATGGAAGACTTTACACACGCAGTCTGCGGTCATTATCACACACCAACATCTTTATATATTAATGATGTACGTGTATGGGTTAATGGTTCGACAGAAAGTTATAATAGCTATGCACAAGAACAACTAGCAAGTATGGGTAGACCTTCACAATTTTGTTTGTTTGTGAAACCTACTAAAGGAGTTACTGCTGAGTATCTTGTCAATTTAGAGGAATAAATGAGTACAAAAACAAAAGTGGTTGCCGTTGAGTATGCAGGGGTTGGAAGTATACCTCAGTTTATTGTAAAAATAGACGGCTCATATCAATATGTACCTGTGAAAACAGGAGTAAATCCTATTGATGTACTATTAGAAGAAGAATAAAGCTAATACAAAAGGAGAGTGGAATGGCGAAATTCAATTTGGACGACTATGAATTGGTCGAAGATAGATTAAAAAAATATTGGAAAGATAATCCTGAAGGAAGGATAGAAACAAACGTTGTACACATTACTGATGATGGTTCATGTGTAACCATAAAAGCAGAAATTATGGACAACGAAGGAAGACTTGTAACTACAGGTATTGCACAAGAGACTAAAGGAGATGGTTTTGCAAACACTACATCATGGATGGAGAACTGTGAAACATCTGCTATAGGTAGAGCGTTGGCAAATTGGAAGTATCAAGGTAGTAAGAACAGACCTAGTCGTGAAGAAATGATGAAGGTTCAGAAAAATTCAGTAACGCCAACCACTGATAAAAAGGAGAAGGACATTGCTCAGGAGGATGGGAAAAAGGCTATGCCTCCGTCCTCCACTTCTCCAATAGAGCAAATAAAAGAAGCAGGATTTGGTGATACAAAAGGTTCTAAACATCCTAATGGTGCTTTAGCTATTGATGAAGATGGACTTATTTGTCCTTGTGGTTCTAACGCAAGAGTTAAATATTACAAAGCACATGAGAAAAGTAAACCTAAAAGTCCTGACTTTAGATGTCAAGCAATGGGACAATGTACAGCAGGAGATACAGTAGATGGTAAAGTATTTGCTAAATCTTGGTGGATGGATAATAAAGAAACACCAGAAGCTTGGAAAGACTTTGCTGCAGTACAAAATGGTATGTCATTACCTAAAGCAAAATCATTAGATGATATAAAACCAGGAGAAGCTCCCTTTTAAAATAGCAGAAGCTGAGGGAGAAAGGATTAAAAAAACCTCAGCTTTGCTCTAAGATTTACTTGCTAATTTGTTTTTTTGCGTATTCTTTTACTACTACTAGAGCTGCACCACCACCTGCAATAGCTGCAAGTTCAACTGCATTTGCGTCAACACCAACTAATGGGCTAACTACTAATGCACCTATGAATGCTTCAATGAACGTCCATACGGTTTTCTCTAGCATGTCTTTAAGTGAATCACTCATTTTATAACTCCATGCTTCGTTCCAAGGAGTCCACCCCACATCCTTCTTGAATGTGCCGTCTTGGTTTCTTTTCCTATTATTCTTTTCGAATAAATCTGACATTATGTAATATTCCTTCCACTAAGTTTACTATTTAATACTTTGATTTCACCGCTTATCTCTTGTAACTTCTCATAAACATCTGACTGTTCAGCAGGTTTATTAATTAAATTTTCTATAGTTGTATATTCTATTGTAACTTTCTTACCTTGAAGTAATTGATTTGCTACTTTTGCATACATTTTCTTGTAAGCAACTGTACTAGAACCTATAAATCCATCTTTAGATATATCAAGGTCCTGTTGTGTCTCTCCAACTATGAGACAACCTGAGGTGTGTTCGTCACTATTCCCCGTATGAATTAAGATATAGGTAAAGTTTGGTACGTCTTGTACGTGGAGCATACCATAATGTGCGTTCTTATATCTCTCTGAATATTTTGCATGGAATCCACCAGTTTTTCTAAACTCAACATCGTATGTTCCTTCTGGAATACAAGTTTCATGCATGACTTTTACAGCTTGATACTGGTCTTCCAATGTATAACACTCAAATAATCCATCAATGAATAACAAACCATTTGTTGCATCTGTACCAAACTGTGTTCTAACTACTGTAAGTTTCATAATCCTCCTATTTACCAAGGCTACCATATTTAGAATTATTTATAGTAACATTTGTGTACCCATTTGGGTGCTTAAATGTCCTATACTTTACTTTCGGAAGCCTATTGTTAGTAACCATATACCTAATGTTATTATAGTGGCTAACCCAGTAACTTGCTGGGCAGAACCAGTTAATGTAAGTGTAGCTATAACTAAACCAACCAAAGTCCAACTTAGGTTAAGAGTTTCTTTTATAGCTTCTACAAACCAGTTCCATAATCTATTTATCATATTTGTTTCCTAAACATAAACGCAGCCATACTTGCTATTCTAGTCAAAATTACAGGGACTACCACCTCTTGTGCTTTTTCTTTCTGGTCAGATGTCATATCATTTCCTATAGTTGCAATACTTATATCTTCAAAATCTATATCTACAAAAGTTTCTATTGGATTCTCTAAGAATGTTTCAAACTGTACCTCTGTTACTACGTCAGCAAGTGTGTAGTTTTCTACATCTGCATTCTCTACAGCTCTTTCAACGTATTCTTCTACAGCTTCTGCTACAACTTCATCCTCTTGTATTGCTTCTGCAATGATTTCAACGTCTTCAGTCTGTACCTGTAGTACCTCAGCAACAACCTCAACTTGTTCTTCAGTAAGTATTTCAATATCATCAATAGCCTCCTCCACTACAGCCTGTATGACCACCTGTGTTTCCTCGGTGGCTTGAGATAGATTTTGTACACCTATATCATTTACCTCTTCAAGAACTTCTACAACTTCTTCGGTGTCGAGTTCTTGCACAAAAGTTTCAATAACTTCTTCGATTTGTTCATCTGATAAATCTTCTTCCTCTATATCAGGTATCTCTATTATTTCTTCTAGTTCTTCAATCTCTTCTTCAACCATCTCTTCAGTAAGTACCTCTTCAATCTCCTCGGCAATATCTTCCACCTGTAGAACTTCAGGTTCTTCATTGTCATCTCTTCGTATATCCTTTTCGAGTAACTCATCTTTATCTTCTTTTATTTTCTCTTGAACTTCTTCTAAATCATTTTGTATATCTTCTTCAGAAGGTGGGAACAAATCTGTTTCTATATAAAATTCTACCATATCTATCTCTATTTCTTCTATATCCTCTATAATTACAAACTCAAACTCTTCTAAATCTTCTAAATACTCTTCTACTTCTATGATTGTGTCTATGTATTCATCCATTTGTTCTTCAGATTCAAACTCCAATATCTCAATCTCTTCTTCATATTCAAGTTTCTTAACATCTCTTTCCATTTGTCTGTCAAGCTCTTCAATCTCTTCATCTGTAAGTTCAACTTCCACATACTCAGGTATATCAACATCATCAAAAAACTCTTCTCCGATTTCTGATTCCATAATTTGTAACTCATCTTGTTCATAATCTCTTTCAAGTTGTTCATCAGTTAACTCAACTCCATACATTTCTAGGTTATTTTGTCTCTGTTGGTCTCTTTCTAATGTACCATCATCTATTTCTCTTTGTGAATATTCTACAATTTCACCACTATCTAGCTCTATAGGTATATCTTTTATTTCTTCAGGTGGAATTATAAATATAGGTTCAGGCTCAGGTTCGGGTTCGGGTGGTGGCGGTAATGTAGTTGTGGTTGTTGTTGGTTGTATGTACTTAAATGATATGTCATCAAGTAGTGACCAGTCATTTATTGTTATTGTAAAGCTATCTATAAATGTATCTAAAGTGTCGTAAATGTTATAAACTACATCTTCAAACATAGTCTGTATGTTGCTGTTGCTTTGCCCTTCTAAAACATTCTCTTGTGTAGTTTCATCTGTATGTGTGTATGTAACTGTGCCATCATTATTTAATGCACCGATTCTAAAACCTACTTCATATATATCTATGTCTAATACTTCATCATCAACTGTTGTTGTATCAGGTAAGGTAAATATATAATCATTACTACTATCGCCATGTCTTTGATAATGTAAATTCATATGATAGTCAGTCATTCCACAGCACTGCCAATTACCATTACTGTGTTGGTCATCTATTTGTATATTGTTATCTACTTCATTACCTTGACTATCTAATTCATCTTCAGGTAAAACTATATCTGTAGTTTGTTCGTATGTATCAGGCACAGTTGTAGTAGTAGTTGTTGTAGTTGTGTCTGTGTTATTAGGAATAGTTGTGGTCGTAGTTGTTTCATCAGGACCATCAAATGTCTCTATCTCTTCTACTTCTCCAGGTATAGTCGTAGTAGTAGTTGTCGTTGTTGTAGTTGTATTATCTTCTTCATTAGCTAACGCTGAGAGCGGTAACATAACAAGAGATACTACTAACCACCATTGCAGCAGCCGTGTCCGCAGCATTCCATATTACCTCCTACATTAGTGCGTTGACCAACACCACCAATGCAGAGCCTGCAACCAACCAACCACTTAATTCTTGTCGTGATATTTTTGAGTTTACTTTTTCGTGAAGTAAATCAATTCTTTCGTTTGTTTTTTCTTGTGTTTCAATAATTATATTGAGCAACTCTTTATTTGTATAACCATTACCATTACTCATTTTATCCAATCCCAATCTTCTTCTGTATAATTATCAGGTACATTTGGTGATACGAGGTCATCTAACCAAACATAAAAGTTTTTTAAAAAGTATCCAAATATAAATCCGATTAAATAATCCATCAAAAGATTATAGCATACGCTTTGGTCGTTTCCTTTTTATACCTTCAAATATCGTACGAATATTTCTATGAAAATTTATACTAGCAGTTGAGTAAGACATATATTTTAGAATATCTTCTGTTGGTTCTATTTCTTTTAAGTCTATAGGTTTATTAAAAAATATTGTGTTACATGGATTACCTTTTACTAAATTAATTGTTGCAGGTTTATTTATATCGTCCTGTACCCATGCAAGATTAATTGGTCTTAACCAAGCATAAGGATAGAAAGAACCTATAACAGCAGAACAATTAGTTTTGTCTACATTGTCTAATGGGTTCATTAAAGACATTTCTAAATCTTTATCATCAGTTACAAATATCATACTTATTGTTTGTTGCAGTACAGCTCTTCCATCATCAGTAGCTCTAACAGATAACATATCACCCATCAATGTGTGCATATCATCAGATGTACTATGAACTTTTTCATCTAACATATAGTTGTAATATGGTCCTTCTTTATTTATACCAAATTCTATTTGTACACTTAATATTCCAGGCAAAGTAAAAAGTCTATTATTTAATCCACCAATAGATGGACAACCATAAACATTGTTATTTATTTTCTTTAACTCTTGTTGTAATGAGGGATGCATAAAATCGTTAGGTATATAAAAATATCCTGCTTTAGTTTTTTTTAATTTAGGATACACCATTACTTAAATCTTTTCTTAGACCAACTTGTATCACGATAATGATTTTGCATAGTAGCATTAAAACCATTTTCAGCTAAAACATCTAGCTCACCATCTTGTAGATACTCTGTCTCCATAGACCAGGACTCTCTTTGAAATGGTATTATCTGTGCTAAAGGTGTCCCTTTAGTTATAATGCCTGTAAAATCTTCTTTTAACCACATAGGAAAATGAAAGTTTAATACTTCTTTATCTGTATCTACTATGGCAGGTATCATTCTAAGAGGTGTATCATGCCAACCAAAAGGTTGTGTAATTAAACAACTGTAACCTTTAGGTGTTTTAATTATTGTATTCCAAATGTAATTAACAACTTGACTATTGTATCCAGTAGGTGGTTCTATTATATTTGTACTTGTGTTGTGTATTGTAAATAACAGCTCATCACTATTCCACTGCAAATCAAATACATTGTCTTTGTTGTGTTGAACAATCATATCTTTACGTAGCTCTACAATATAACCTGCTTTCATAGTATCAATGAAAGGTAAACACTTTTTAAATGTCATGTTCTTTCCTTCATCTGTCATCATAAGTTTTTTATCAGGTGTTCCATCACTCATATAAACAGGTGACATAGAATACCAAGATGGCTTATAGAGATAAGCAGGTTTAGGTGCAGGTTGTATTTTAGAATATCGTTTATTTATAGCTACAAATTTAATCTTTTTGTTTAGCATTACGCTTCCTAAACAGTTTCCTATATCCATTTTTAAATGAACCAAGATTATTTACATAGCCTCTGGCGGAAAGTTCTTCATCCCATTCTTGTAAAACTAAATTATACTCTTCTCTTTTATAAGGAACTATATAACATAATGGTGTGCCTTGTGCAATAAATACATCTTTTACACCATTCTTTAACATAATTTGTGGATTAATTAAATGATATTGGTCAGTGTGTATTATTCCATAAGCCACTTCCCAATCAGGATTGTTGTGCCATAACATTGGTATCTGCATTATTGAGTATCCATCAGGAGTAATACACTCCCAAGTGTTATCTAATTTAAAAACAAAATCAAAATTAGAATCTCCATAATCAAGAAATTGGTCACGACTATGTATTACTATTTCTATTCCAGGTATTCCTGTTTCAAATCTCCAGTCACCATTATCTTTGTTATACATTAATTGTAAATCACATGGTGCAGGTATTACATATCCAGTATTAAAAACATCTACAAAAGATGGGCATAACTTTGCTGTTCTTGTTTCACTGTTAGGACCAGTATGTTTGTAAGGGTCTAATGGATTATGTTCTATATCTGCAGCAGCAGGTGTATTTTTCCATATCTCAGGTATAAAATTTTTAGCAGGTTGTACAGTTACTTCTGAATTAAGTAATCCTTTTATAGGTGTTTGAAACTTTACATCTATCATTTGTTAAATCTTCTATAACCATTTTTAAATTTAGATAATGCTCTATGCATACTGCCTTCTATCTGTGGTTTATACTTATCATAGTTATTATCTATGACTAATTCATAATCTTCTCTTTTAAATGGAACATAATAACATAAAGGTTCACCTGCTTTAATAAGTATTTCTTTCTTGTTACTTGTATAGCAAATTTGTAAATTAACTTCATTTACTACATCTGCTTTTAGAACACCATAAGCTACATGCCAATCAGGATTGTATTCATAAAACAGTGGTAATTGTCTTACACTATAACCTTTAGGAACAATTATTCTGTAAGGATAATTTAATTTAAATATTTGTTTTATTACAGGGTTAGGTAAAAAATTATTAAGCTGTCCTTGTCCATGCATTGATATATCAAAGGCTTCATTAGATGTTTTCCAAGCCCAATCATTTACACCATCACCATCAACACTTAACCATATATCACAAGGTGCAGGTAAAACAAACCCTTCTGTAAATATATCTAAGAAGTTAGGACATAACTTTGCTGTTCTAAAGTTAGGTATTTCTGTGTAATTTGTTTCATACTCTACATCTGAAGGCATATTTTTATACCATTCAGGGATATAATTTTTTGCAGGTTGTGGTTGAAATTCTTTTATGTCTCTGTGTCCAATCACATCAGAAGTAAATATTATTTTCATTCTCCACCTATGTTAGCTAATCGCCTAAATCTTGTCCTTGTAATGCATCTTCATCAGCTTGTGTCCATTGAACAAATTCCCAACCTGTTGTATTGTCTGCTTGATATGCTGTTTCATTCCATCTATGTAGCCATATTTCATCAGCAGGTTTACTTGTAATATAATCAGGTTGTGCTGCTGCATCATTTGGGTCTATGTCTGCTAATGGATGAGGTAATGGAGCTACATATTCGTTCTTTGTATCATCCCAAGTCCAACTATCAAATGGTTTTGGTTCTTGAAATTTATCAAGAGAGCTATCATAAGTTCCACCAATGTGTGCAAAGTTACCTCTTATATTGCTGTTATAAGATGTTTGAACCCATGTGCCTTCTAGTTTTAAAACATTAGCTATATAGTCTAAACCAAGTTGTTCTGTATCTGTACCTGTAGATTCAGGGTCTGTAATATCATTTGAAATAACAATAACTTGTTCTACTGTATTGTCATCTGCTATTTTTGCAAAGTGTGCCATTAGAAAGTAATACTTCCTGTCCCATTAAATTGATATATATTATTGCTACCACTTGTTGATGTTATTGGAGAACCAGTAGTTGCTGCTGCTGTAGCTGTAGTGCTTAGGATAATTGTTCCTGAACCTCCGCCACCACCGTTAAAAGTTTGTCCATGGTTTCCGTGACCTCCGCCACCTCCGCCACCGCCAAGGTTTCCAGAGCCGCCTCCACCGCCGCCGCCTTTACCGCCGCCGCCGCCTCCACCAGAGCCACCGCCACCGCCGTGTTGTTCTCCTCCTGCATAGATACGATAGTAAGCACCGCCACCACCGCCTCCAGCACGAGTTACAGCAGAACCAGTAATTGATGATGAAGCACCTGAGCCACCTGCTCCTCTGTTTTGACCAGAAGCATTGCCACCTGTTGCCCCTGCTCCACCACCACCAGAGTTACCTCCGCTATTTCCTTCAGCAGGAGAGTAACCTCCAGAGTTTCCTGCTTTGCTTGTGCCACCGCCTGAACCTCCTGTAGCATTAGAACCGCCACCACCTGTAGCGTTAATTAAAATATTTCCTGAAGTTGTTTCTGCAATTCGTGAAAACCCACCATTAGCACCAGTTGTTCCGTGACCTGCACCTGAACCACCACTGCCACCTGCACCAATTGTCATTGTGTATTCAACACCTTGTATAAAACCTACTGTCCCTGTTCGGTATCCACCTCCACCACCGCCACTAGCAGTAGAGCCTCCTCCTCCACCACCGCCACCTAAGACAAGAAAATCAACTGAAACTTTACCACCCCAGTTGTTATCTTCTGTTAGGTTAGTGATGTCATCTAATCCGAACACACCTTGAAGTGCAGCAGTATCATCTGCTACATTTCCTATAAATCCATATTTTTTTCTTTCTACCATTTAAAAAAAAACTCCTTGTTTAGACGTCTATTTCAAGAACGCTGAGTGTCATTTCTAAATCTGATGCTGCACCTGCCCAGGACCTAAGTTCATCAGCAGCTTCTAGTACTAGCTTTCCTCCAATAGGATTTATTGCAGTCTTTGCTGGTACTGATAATGCTGAAACTAGAGCTGAGACAACTGAACCATCATTCATGTCAACGTTTAAATCTGCAGCATTTGTACCGTCTACGTTAGCAACTTGACAATGAATAACCACTGCGATTTTGCTAGCTGGACAGGTATAAACTACTGCATCTGCACTATTACCTAGTGCTGTGTTAACTGTTTGAAACGCTTCTGCCATAATTTATCTCCAATATAATTAATTAATTAACTATCTCCCAATACTATAGCACGACTTTGTGTCGCAGTCACGCTTGTTACCGAAAGACTTTCGTAAGTTAATCTGAGGGCTAGGGATATACCTGCTCCTCCTGCTTCATTTAAAGTTAAATCTAAATCTTCATCTAACTTTGTATTTCCTTTAGCCTCTAAGACTAAATCGCCACCTTCTTTAAGCATCATGAGCATACTCATATTATCCTCCTAACGCCAAGACCATACCTAATGTTGTACCTGCACCTGGGTACAATGTAATCTCACCTTGTCCACCCATTCCTGAGTGTCCACCTGTAGAGCAGTAGTAATATAATTTAGAAGTTGCTCCTGCTATACCTAAAGTTTCAGGTGTAATTTCTATTTGATGATAAGCATTAGCACTTCCAGGACTACCACTTGATGTTACATTAGTTGTAAACTCTGAACCTCCACCATGAGTACCATCTCTTGTTACAGAAAATTTAAAGTTATGTCCTGATAAAGATGAGTCTGCTAAATCAAATTTGTATTTAAAACCTAATTGAAGTATAAAATTAGCTGACCTTGTACCTGCACCTGAATCAGTACCTGATAAAAAGTAAAATACATTTTGACTACCTGAGCCATCATCTGCTACTTTTACTGTAATAACAATTGTCTGTGATGCAGTACCTGCGGTGATACCATCTATCTGTGCTTGAATATTAGAACTTGCATTATCTAGATATTGAAACTCTGTATTACTTATGCTTCCATCACCAATAATTGTTGCAGCTATTGCTGAAGGACCAGCATCAATTCTGTCGTGAATATCTTCAAACATTTCTTTTACAACTGCCATACGAACTACAGTTCCATCTGCATGTGTAGGGTCAGAAGTATGTCTAGTTTCTACATCTCTAGTAATTGCAGATAAAGTTGTACCTGATGCACCAGTTACTAATATAACTTCTCTGTTTGATGCACTGTCAGGGTCTAATACTAAATAATATGGTGCTGCTATGTTTGATGTTCCATTTGATGTAGGTGCAGCAGTCAAAGTTGCTGATGAGCTACCTGATGCTAATACACCATTTAATGTTGTTTCAAAAAAGTTTGCAAATTTTACTTCTTGTGCAGTCACTTAAGCTCCAAATTTCATAAATCCTAATGCGTTGATACCAAACACTTCTGCAGAAGTTACATCAGTAACAACATTCTGTCTCGTTCCACGCACTGTAAGTATAGCATATTGAACTACACTTCCTACTTCTGTATTAGATTGTACAGGATAGCTTATACTTTCTACAACACCTCTAATAATTTCATTAGGGTCAAAGATTTCAAGGGTAACAGCATCACCTTCTTTATCTCTTAATGCATTGTACAAAGTATCTCCTAAACCTTTAACTTTAACTGGTTTTCTATTTGGTCTATTTACTCTGTCTGATATATTTATTGGTATTCTTGCTACAACTAATTCTGGTCTTGCTAATGCTCGAAACTGTACAGATTTTACTTTAGGTGTATTAGCAGTATTAGAAGTTTTTAAAGTTATCTTACCTACTAAATATCTTGATACTTTTTCAATCTGAACTTCGTTGTCACCAGTACCTGTAGTTTGTGTTATAACATTATCAAAAGAACTATCTCCTGAGTTGTTTAATGATTCAAACTTTGTAGATACATCTATTTCAACACTTGTACCAGCAGTTAACAATTCTGTTGATACTTCTGCACCAACAAACTGTTTATTTTCTGCTGTAAAGAAATCTACTGCAGGTAACAATAAAAAACCTTCAGATTCAAATACAGATGTTTGTGCAAATAAACCTGAGCCAGAAACTACAAAAGAAAACTTTTCATTTAATTTACATATTCCTGTAACTAATCCACCTGCTGCAGCTTTATAATATCTAGCAATACCAGCAGAAGGTAAATAGTATCTCCATAAAAAACTTGTTGAAGCAGATTCTTTTATACCTGTGTAAACAGAGTCTCTTGTTGCATATATTTTTTTTGGTGAAGCATCTATGTTATCAATATCCCATTCTTTTATTAATTGATTTTCTCCAAGAACATATAAGTCATCTGCTGTTTGTAAATTTGCTCTATATAATCTACCTATTTTTTTTGCTGTAGTTTGGTCTTCTCTAGTTCCATAAAATACAATTCCATTTGATTCTGCAATACAAGTAGGAATTTCATTAGTAATTTCTGTTTGTCCTTTTAGTGTAAAAGAGCCAGATACATCTTTAAAAGAATATATTCTTCCATCTGTGGCTGTAGCTAATACAACAGCACCAGCATCAACTACATCTGTCCAAGTTTCACCAGATGCTAAAGTAACTAATACTGAACTTACAGTTGTAGCACCATCATATTCATAAATGCCTGTACCTGCAGATACTAAAAACTTTCCTTTAACTGACCATATACCATCAAATTGATGTGCTGTTGACTTTTGTGTAGAAGTACCTGAAGAATTTAACGTTTCTATTTCTCCTGCAGAAGAACCGTTATTAGCAACCATATACAATAAATCTCCATGTGCAGCCATACCTTTAATTTGTTGACCACCAGTAATTCCATGAGATTGTGCTGAATAGGTTTCACCACCATCATCTGATTTATATAATGTTGCATCATCTGAAACGTATATAGTAGTTCCTACTTGTGCAAGGTAGTTATCAGCATCACTTGATGAAAGACTTCTTAAATTTGTAGTTGTGTTTAGTAATGATATATTGTAAGAATTACCTAAGTCTTTTCCAAATACATCAACACCTGAACTATCCCAGAATCTTATTGTATCTTTTTCTGTACCGTCTCTTCTATGAGCACTATCTAAATTAGAACCACCACTAAAATCATTTCTTGAAAATACTCTACCTAAGTTTGATGTAAAGTCTTCTGCATTCTGTCTAACATTTACTTGTCCACCTTCAACATCTGAAGATTGAATAGTCATATCTCTTCCAGGTCCTACAGCAGCTCTTAATAACATATCGTCTAGTTTTATGTCATATCCATATCTTTTTGGATTACTTATGTTTATTGTTGTTGCTACTCTAGGCATAAGTAATTTTATTTAAGGCAACTGGTTCTGGATATCTAGCTCTTAAATCTTTCCTTGATTGTTCTATTAAATCACTTTGATATCTTAGTAATGATGTTCTTATGTTAGCTGCAGAGTTTACTGGAAATGTTGATGTAGCTAATTGGTCAGATATATAATCTGCAGTTGCAGTAGGAATATCACGTCCAGCTATAAGTTGTGCTGCTACGCCTGCCATAATTATAGGTTCATATTCATTTTCTAATCCTATTGTTGCTAGAGTATCTGCTTCAGCTGTTGGCTCTATAAATTTCTTTTTAAATGTAACAAAAACTGTATGACCTGATGATACTCCATATACTTGTAAAGCATTTACTTTATTAGGTCCATTATTACTGTATGTTATAGTTTGTGAATTACCATCAGAATCTGTATAAGTAAATGGGTTTGGTAAATCAACAAGCTCAACAGCAACACCTTGATATACAATTCCTGTTTCATCAGAACCTGCAGAAAAATCTGTCATTTGTGATATAGCACTAATCGGTGCTACTAAATAATTATCATTAGTTCCACCTAAAGGAATATACCCAACTTTAGCTGATACTGATTTAGTTTCTACTGCAAATAATGTTGGATATAAATTTTTAATTTGGTCACAAACTGCATCAAAAACATTCTTTCTTGGAAAAGGTGGTGCTATTTTAATAATGTCTCCTGCTGTATGTGCTACTGCAGTAGTTCCTTTTGCACCTCTTTTAACAGTTATAGTATTTGTAACTGAATTTAAATCAGTACATATCATAAGTTCTTGATTTATTTCTACTACTGTACCCTTATCTAATGCGTCCTCTTCTTCAATAGATAACATATCTCCATCGAATACAATACTTGAAATTGAATCATTGACACCTGTAGACAATGTTGTATAACTTACTAAATCGTCCATAGGTTCTAGATACTCTCTAAAGGTTCTATCTACGAGATTACCAATATTAGCCATTGGTTCTCCTAACTATGTCTAAAGTGTAATGTTAAACTTCTATCTGCTGCTTCATTTCCGTCAGATGTAATTCTAATGTAACCATTGCTAGCAAAAGCCCAACCTGATGGGTCAACTCTTAAAATGTCTCCAGCTGAAACTGTATAAGTTACATCAGTTCCATCTGTTTCTTTTACATCAACCCAAGTGCTATTGTCCATTGCGAAGTCAAATGAAATATTAGAACCTGTCATTGCTGCTGGAAATTGTATACCACAAAGTAACATTCCTTCAGTTTGTACTCCAAGAGAGTTGCTGTTATCTGCAGAAATATCTATTAAACATGTTTTTGATTTAATCATATCTTCCTTACTATAGCAGAAGAAAAGGGTGGAGGTGGAGTTCCACCCTAATCTTCAATATTAAATTATGCTACTGCTTGAATTTTGCAGTGATATGAAGGAGGTCCGAACTCGAATCCCATCTCCATATAAATTGCTTTTCCAATTCTAGCGTTTGCATCTTGGTCAATGTCACGTACGAACACAGTTCCATATCCAGGGATATTGGTAAATACTGGTTGTACATAAGCTAAGTCTAAGATGAAAGCAGTTCCTGTTGGTATAATATCAGGGTCAATAACCATCAATCCGATTGAACCGAATGGTGTAATGACTGTATCAATGTCAACTCCTGCAACATTTCTATCTCTAGGAATAATTGCACCTGCTATATCAACTGTACCTTTAACAAGTTCATTGTTAAGGTCTAGTAATTGTTTTGGACTAACAGCAAGAACAGGTTGTGTCATTGGTGCATGGTTGTCATACATTCTCTTTAACGCACCTGAAATGGTGGCGAAAGAGATGACTTGTGCTGAACCAGTTCCGTCACCTGAAGAGTCATTGTAGAAACAGTTACCGCCTAATGGGTTAACTGCTGCTGAGTTGTCTGCGTTCTTGCCTATGGAAATCCATACGTCAAGACCGTACATTTCTCTAGTTCCTGACCCAGGTGTTACGTTAGCACCATCTGAGAAAGAACCATTGAATGCAAACCACTCAACTTCTCTAGCTACTTTTTCCAATGCTTTTTCCATTTGGAAAGCAAACTCATCTGCCACTGGGCTACCACCAAACAAACCTAATTTATCACCAGCAGTTGTTGTTCCGTCTCCATCAGAGGCGTTTGCAATGTTTGCTGACAAGTCAAAAGGATTTTGATTTTGGGTAGATGCTAAAGCGGTATATGTCATTTGTACACCTTTGTGGAAAATCTGAGTTACATATGTGTATGCAGCTCTGTCTCTTCCAAGGTATTCAGTAGGACTAGCACCTTCTTGAGCTTTAGTTGGTTCAGATGAAATGGTTGCATTATCTTCTACTTGGACTTGCCAAAATGTAGAGTTTAATGTTTTACCTCCATTTAAACCACCTGCTGCTGTAAGTAAAGGTGTCCTTTGACCACCGACTTTAAACAATTCACCAGCGAAGTTATTAATGTTTTGTGCATAAATCGTATTGTTTGTTAACGATATGTCTGCCATTTTTATCTTCTCCTATTTAAATTGTTATTTTTTTTCGTCTTTTATAGAGTCCATCATACGCAATTTAGCGTTAATGGTATCTCTTGGTCTTTGGTTGGAATCTGTAACGAATTTGGCGAACTCTTGTGATATATCAACAGGTTCAGCATTTACACCAATTTGATTCAAAGTCTCAACACGTGATTGAGCGTCTACTACATTTTGAGTCATATCAGCAGGAGTTGAACTAGGTTGTGTGGAACTACTAACTTCTCCAAACTCTTGAGTTACAAAATCCTGTATGGACTCTACATTCATATCACCTGT